ATTTATATATATTCTATTTTTTATTATAACACAAAATAGTCTATTTGTCAAGTTAATAAATTGTGAACAAAATAATACTTGACAAATTGCACAAAACATGGTATAATCAAGTTAGAAAAATCGCCAAGGGAAGTAGGTGAGATTATGGTATGGCGAGAGATGAGCTATGAAGTGTATACCCAAACAGGTCAAGAGACTGAACCAGAGGTTTGGGATGAGATATATGAGCCGACTTTAGAAGAATGGATTGGATGGATTACTGAATGAGCCTGTCACGTCAAGTTTTTGCGTGGTCTATTGGGACGGACGCATTTTATGAGCCAATAGAGCAATCTTATCACAAGCAGATGTTGGGGTTGTATCAACTTAGAAAAAAATATAAAGACAAGGATAAATGGGGTGGTAAAGATTTAGCTTGGAAGAAATCTGCTATTAACAGAGTGTTGTCTAAGAAAAAATCCGAGCTATCAAAAATTCTTGATGATAGGGCCGAAGATAGAACGCCAAGAAAACTTAACCCGGATGTTTTAAACACAAAAAATGTTATCTCGTTGTTTGAGAGTAACCTGACTCGTGCGTTACAGTTAAGGCAAAATGAACTGACTGACGCTATTATGGTTATCAATGTTTATTTCTTTCAGGTGTTTAAGAATCTGGTGCTTGATGGATTTGAGTACAATGGTGAGAGATATATATTCTTGACGGCCTCTGCTGGGCAAATCCGCACAAAAAGAGCAGTTTTTGTTAAAGAATCGGCTTATGACGAAGTAGCGGGTCGGTTGACCTGTGGCCTTACCACTGACCAGATAAATTATTGCGGAGGAATCAACCCAAATAAATTCCTTGCTTATCTTGCCCTCAACAACTCTGCAACAGACGTTTGGGAAGATTTCGATATTGACAAGTCTATTGTTGTAGATGACTTTGAAACTCTTGTACCCGGTCTTGTGGACTATATCAGTGATATTACTTACCGGATTGAGCGTAAAGAGATGGGTGTGTCAATTCCCCATACGGATGGTTGTGGCATGGTGTTGGGTGAAAAGACTAGAATGGTAAGATTGCCTTGGGTTAAAGGGCTGTTGGTTAATTTTCCATTTGACAAGTTCATTCAAGAGAAATGCGGGGGCGAGGCCACTGTCTGTGATATTTACGGCAATGAGCATAATATTATCGCTGAGGGCATAAAGTATATCTTTACCAAAAGCCAGTTTAAGATGGCCAAGTATTACAACAGTTGGGAATGTTATAAAGAGAAGTTTAAGCATTTCGGCTGTGAGGCTTGTTATTGCAATATCGAAGAAGATTATATTCCAAAGGCCCGAATCAACTATCAGATGCTTCAGACATTAACTGATATGACAGACGATGAGATAGCTAAGTTAACCAAACAAACAGTCAATGAAATTGAAAAGATTGGCGCTGATTATCAAACAACTATGAGATTGCTTGGTGCCACAGATTATAACACTGACAAGAGTTATTTCCAAGAGGCTTTGACAATATACCCTGAATTGTTTAGAGACCAATATTCACGAGATGTGCTAAAGCAGACTAAAAAGAGCTTGGTTAAACAGGCCAAGGCTGGTCGGCTTAGAGTCAATGGCCACTATACCTTCCTCAGCCCTGATTTGTATGCGTTTTGCGAGTGGTTGTTCTTGGGTGAACAAAGCCCCAAGGGATTGCTAGAGGATGGTCAAGTCTATTGTAGAGATTATCGTGATGGCGATGAATTGGCTTGTTTGAGAAGCCCCCATTTATATCGTGAATGGCCGATTAGGGATAACGTTCGGAATGAGGAATTGGATAAATGGTTTGGTATGACTAAGTGTGTATACACAAGTTGCCATGACACAATCTCAAGGATTCTTCAGTTTGATGTTGACGGCGACAAAACGCTGGTCATTAAAGACAGGACTTTGACCAAGATTGCTAAACGCAATATGCAAAACATAGTACCTCTGTATTACGAAATGAAAAAGGCCAAAGGTGGCGAGTTGAGTAATCGGGCGTTGTATGATGGAATGACCAAGGCTTATACAACTGGTAATATAGGGCCTATTAGTAATAATATCACTAAGATTTGGAATAATGGTCATGTGGGGCAACAAGAGGTTGATGTTGTACGTTGGCTGTGCATGGAAAACAACTTTGTCATCGATGCCGCTAAGACTTTATATATTCCTACTCGCCCCAAGGAAATTGATAAAATTATTAAATCTTATACAAAGGCGAACGTGCCTCACTTCTTTCAATTCGCTAAAGATAAATTACCACATCAAGTCGAGCAAGCGAATGAATCGACTATGAATCGGTTGAGTTTATCTATTCCAGACAGAAACATTCGGTATTGTAAGACGATTGGTCGATTTGATTATCGGATGCTAATGAAACAAGATATTGGTTTTGACATTCGAGAGAATAGTAAAATTGTTGAGCGGTATAAGTATTACAATACTCACCAGAACTATTTGTTTAAGGCCGAAGATGAAAATCACAGCAATCAAGAAGATTTGTTCATGTATCAATACATCCGAGATAAGATTCTTGAAGAAACAGGGGCAGAACTTGATTATGTGGTGAATACACTTGTGGCTTATCTTTATACTGTTCAAAAAACTGGCACAAAGAAAATATTGTGGGCTTGTTTTGGGGATGTCATTGTTGCTAATCTTAAAGACAATGTTAGTGGCAAGGTGTGTCCTATTTGTGGGCGCAGATTTGAGCCGAAGCGTGGCAACCAAGATGTTTATTGCTCTGATGAGTGCTATGCAGAGGGCAACCGCCAAAAAACCAGAGAACGGAAAAGTTTGGCGGTTGTAACCTCTGAAATCGTTGGGGCGCAAGGGATTAATGATTTTAGTGGTTTATAAAGTGATGAAATATTAGGGAAAAGGAGTAAAATATGGGTGGTTATAGCTCAAAAAAACCAAGGTTAACTCAAAAAGAGGTGGCCTATCAAATTTTTCTTAGAACAGGGCTTCAAGCAGATATAATTAAGTCTGTTCTTGATATTTATGGCGAGATTATTCAAGAAGGGCTTTTGGGACAGGTTGAAGTTCCTATTCCGGGTATTGGACATCTTAGTTGGAAACAGGTTGCTCCCCGTGCTGATGTGCGGAGATGGAACCCGCAAAAGAAATGTTATACTGAACCCAAAGATGTTCCGGGTTTCCAGAAAACGGTGTTAAGACTAAGCAACAGATGGGCAGAAAAGCAAAAAGAGGCTACATTGTTTGATGTGGGTGAGGAAAATCCCGCTAACACGAGTTTAGTTAATTATGACGAAGATGACGAAAACGATGAAGAGGATGTAGACGATGGCACAAGTGAATAATTTTCGTGGCATGATGACCACTAATAAAGAGTTCTTCAAACAAGCCTGTCGTTGGAAAGACACCACCTCTATCCAAACCGCTGCTGAATGGTGGTCTGCTTTTCAAGAGGTTATTATTCGTGAAGTGTTTTATAACGGGTGTTGTAGAGTACCGGGGATAGGGACTTTTACGATAAAAGAGGAAGAAAGCCATTATATAAAACAGCGGATGCCAAATGGTAAAGAAGTAACTTACCTTGTTCCGGGTCGGATTGTGCCGATATTTACGCCTGAAGATGATTTTATCAATGATGTAAATATGCAAGGCGTGACAAGGAAATATCGTAAGAGGCTCAAAAAAGGAGCTTTAACTGAACGTGATTATACAAGACAGGTTAGGGCCGATAGTTTGGCGGCGAGTGCCTGTGTTGATGAAATAATTGAACAACGGCGAGAGTCGGCAAAGAAAGAGTTCCAAAAGTTACTTGAGAAAAAGAGGGAAGATAAGGCTAAGACCAATAAAAGAACGGCTGGTCAATCAACCACTGCTCGTGCTGTAGTCCAAATGGATATGGACGGAAATACTATTGCTGTGTTTGAGTCTATGACTGCTGCCGGTATTGCAACAGGAATTGATAAAATTTATATCTCTAATTGTTGCAGCCCGTTTAGAAAGCAAAAGACGGCTGGTGGATATAAGTGGAGATATGCTGAAAAAGAAGAAAAGGGATAATAGGATATGACATTATTGAGCAAAGCGCAGATAGCGACTCAAGAGCTTGAGGATAGAGTCATTAGCTATCAAGATTGGGCCGAGAAAGTGCTTGGCTCAGATTACCGAGATGTATTTGCGGATGAGTATATTCGCAGAGGAGCAAAGGTTTTTGGTATCTTTTTGAAACATCTTGAGGATATGGGAGACGTTGAGGCCGAGGATATTGATGAAATTCAAGAACTGACCGAGGCAAAAGAGCAACTTATCAAAGAACGCAAAAAATTACAAACGGTCAATCTTCAAGCACAAGAATATTATCGAGCCATTGGTAGAAATGAACTGCTTATTGAGCAATTAAAAGAATCTATTGCCGGTTTGTCTCCTATCGAGATTAAACATTTTAATCATACTAACCCAGCAGAGAAGATTGGATTGCTTGTAGTAGCTGATGCTCATTACGATAGCAATTATACTGTTAAAGGTCTAATGGGCGAAGTTGCGAATGTATACAACAAAGATATATTTAAGACAAGAATGTGGTCTTTGCTGGCAAAGATGGATGCTGATGACCTTGATATTGATAAGTTAAAGATTGTGTTTGACGGGGATTCTCTTGAAGGTCTTATTCGAGCCTCAAGTCTAATCAAGTTACGTCAGCCAGTGATTAAGTCTACGGTAGAGTTCGCCGAATTTGTTTCTAATTGGCTTGCTGAAGTACAGAATCGGCTTGGAGTACCTATTGAGGTGGCCTTTGTTCCCGGCAATCATACGGTTCAACGCTATCTTTCTCAAAAGCCAGAGTTTCCAGAAGAAAACCTTGAATATATTATTCATGCTTTTGTGTCTTTAAGATTGAAAGATTGTGAAAATATTAAGGTTGAGCCTTATGATGATGTGTATTTCACAACAGTTTTTAATGAAAACCTGTTATTCGCTCATGGGGAAACAAGAGACCTTGAAATGTTAATGAAATATTTTGAGGATTTGTATAATGTTACCATTGATGCTTGTTATGGCGCTCATTTTCACAGCGAATCAAGCAAGGCAGTTGGAGTTGGCAATGTAGGGTCTAAAAGAGTGATTCGTGTTCCGTCTATGTGCGGAACCGACCCATTTGCCAAGAGCATTATGAAAAATAATCGTGCTGGTGCTTATTTTGCTTGTTTTGACGAAGATGGTGAATGTTTTAACAAGATTTATTACCTAAATTGATTCATCCCGCTATGCGGTTTGAATATCTTACCAACCGAAAGGTAAGACATTAATTAAATTCTCAAATGAGAGGAGGGTCACAACCTTGCGTCCAACTGTCAGAAAATATCTGACTAAAGCATGAAAGGAGCGTGATTCTAAGGGCTATGCCCTGTATCTCTGGTAAGTGGTCTAAAGCCAAACTATCAGCAAAATTGAATATAAGGAATTATTGGAGATTCTTCATGGGATGTGTGGGCTGAGGGGGACAACTTGGCCCACTCTTTTTCTATGTAGAGAAAGGGGAAACATGGCAGAGTTTAATAGGACTACACAAACATGGTGTGTAGGCTGTATGAAGCCAAAAGAAAAGAAGGCCTTTATTCAAAGCCTCAACCCTCATCATAATATATATCTACCACTTTGCCGTGCTTGTCTTAACATTAGATTTAAGCAATATCAGGAAGAATTAAAGTCTGAGGGCGGGGCATTGTGGTGTCTGTGCGCTGAGATGGGTTATCCTGTTATTAGAGAATATTATGATATGGCTATTAATCGTAAAAGTGGAATGCCCAATGGGTCTACTTTGTTTATGGCTTATCACAATACACTCAAGGAATTGGGTTTTGTTATAGAGGGCTTTTGGCAGAGTGATATGAAGTTGAGTGACTTTGTGGACACTGGCAAAGAAAGAGAAGAAACAGAGGATAAGCCGCCTTTGGACTTGACTGAGATGGAACGTCTTTGGGGTAAGTTTGAGGTTGAGGATTATGAACTGTTAAACGCTTTCTTTGATATGTATACACAAGATTTGCCCAATATGGATACTGCTCTTGAATTAAGATACAGAGATTTATGTAAGGCTGAATTGCGTAAACGTAAAGCTGATGAAAACGGTGATATTGGTGAGATAACCAAGGTCGAAGAAAGTTTGCGTAAGAATATGGCTTTGCTCAAACTTGATAAGTTCCAAGATAATAAACAGAGTGAAGTTGAAAAGCATATTGAACGTATGTGCTGGATGGTTGAAAATACCAAGCCATGTGAATGTGAAGATTTAGAGAAATATAAAGATTTCAGTGGTTTTGGTATTAAATGGGCTGAAATTATGAGATGTATGAGGAATTTAATCGCCAATACTCGCGACTACCCTGAGATTCAAAAAGGTGAAGAATAATGCGTAGTCGGATGGGTGGACTGCGTAGACAGTTCATGGAAAACAATCTTATAACCACTCAATTACGTTCATCTCATAAACTCACATCTCAAGAAAAAGAAGATAACATCATTAACTGGGTTACTCTGTTTCGCCGGAACTGGCATATTTTTGTAGACTTGGTATTGCAGATTAAATTAAAGCCGTTTCAGGCTTTGATGATATATCTGATGGGTGTTAGTGATGTATTCTTTGCTATTTGTAGCCGTGGCTTGTCAAAGACCTTTATGGTTGGCCTCGCCGCAATAGTAAAGATGTTGCTTTACCCATATTCTGAGGTTATTATTACTGCATCAACCATCGCCCAAGCCAACGTTATTGTAGAAAAAAAGATAAGGGACGAATTGATTAAAAAACTATCGCCTTATTTACTTTTCTTATATGAGAAAGAATATTTGGTTATTACCAAGAGTGATGATGGTTACAAGATAACTTGTGCTTTAAATGGTTCTACACTTGAGGTGTTACCAGCTAACGAAGGGTCTCGTGGCCGTAGAGCTACGTTGTTGATTTATGAAGAGTGTCGTTTGTTAAAGAAAGGTATTATTGACTCAGTATTTGAAAAGATGGCACACCCAAGACAAGCGAAGTATATCATTGAAAACCCTGAGTATTCTAATAATAAACGATGGACTGAAGAATGTCAATCTATTTATATTACGTCTGCTCGTTATCGGTTTGAGTGGTTTTGGCGAACATTCAAGGGGTGTGTAACAGGGTATTATAATGATAAAAGGACACAATACAATGTTTTTGCTGGCGATATATTCTTGTCTATTGCGAATGGCCTAAAAACGTGGGGCGATTTGCGCCGTTCAAGGAAAATGTCAAGTGATATGGATTATCGCATGGAGGACTTGAATGAGATGATAGGCGAGGCTGAAGATGCTTTCTTTAAGATACAGAATTTTAAGGAAAATCAAACACTTGAACAAGCGTTCATACCGCCTACCAGTATAGACATATATACAATGAAAGACTTAGGCAATATCCCTAAGAAAGATAATGAGTTGCGTTTGGTAATCACAGACTATGCTTTCGCTAATACAACCTCTCGTGAAGCAAACGATAATACCATTATTATGCTGATGTCTTTACATTGGAAAGGTAACCGATTCGAGCGTCATGTAGACTACATTGAGGGACACCCGGCCAGTGATAGCTTAGGCGCTGCTGACCGAGCAAGAGAGTTGTTTTGGGATTATCAGGCCGATTATTATGTGCCCGACCTTCGTAGTGGCGGCGAAGTCCTTTATAACCGCATGACTATGCAATGGGAACACCCTGAACGTGGTAATATGTGGAACTCTTGTGGTTTTACTGTTGTAAATGACAAAGATTTACACGTTGTCCCAAACAATAAGATAGATGACTTGGTGGGGCGAACAGTTGATAAAAACGCCTTACCTTGTATTGTTCCTGTTGTTGGCACAAGTGAACTCAACGCTATTATGTGGGTTGAGTTGAAGAAACAGCTTGAAAGCAATAATGTTAAGTTCTTGATACCTACTCAGAATAGACAAGAGGTGCTTGAGGATAATGGCCAGTTTTTTGAGTTGTCAAGTGAGGATTTAGCAAAGGAGCTTGCTCCATATGGCCAAGTTGACTTGATGATACAAGAGGCTGTTAATCTAAGTGCTGAGTTTAAGGATGGCAGGGTGAAATTAAAAGAACCCCGAATGGGGACTAAAGACCGTGCTGTCTGTCTATCTTACGGCAATTATATTGCTAGTAAACTTGAAAACAAATACAACCAATCTATGCAAGAAGATGATGTTGATATAGATGATATTCAACTTGTCTTTTAATCTAAAAGAAAGGAGTGTGACAAATGCCTGAAAAATTAACTAAATCCCAAGTCCAAGATGTTATTGATTTTGCTTCTGGATTGGCTTATGGCGAGATGTATAATGTATGGTCGCCTTGGCTGAGTAACGCTATTCTGCAAAACCTTAACAATGATGCAAGAGAAGCCACATCTAAGGCCGTTAGACAAGCACTATCTGATTATCGTAATAATGCAGAAAATATTCAGAGCTATATGGAGTATCTAAACTGCTTTGATATGATTTTCGCCAAAACCATCAAAAACTATGCCAACTCTTTGGCCTTTGATTTACAATGTGTTTGTATCAATGCTGACGAATCTGATTACGATACAAAGGTATATAAGGACGATAAACGGCGAATTGATGATTTTCTGTTAAAGTTTGACTATAAGGGCGAGTTTAGAAAAGTAGTTGAGCAGGTTTTGTTGCATGAAGTATATTATTGCTGGTGGCGCAAAACCAAGTGGGGCAATAAAGGTCAGATGCGGTATGCGTTGCAGATGCTACCACAAGACTATTGTATGATGACTGCCATGAGTGATGTTGGGCCGTTGTTTGACTTTAATATGCAGTATTTCTTAAATCCGGGCGTAGACATTGATAGTTTTGACCCTGCTTTTAAAAAATATTATAAGCGTGTATTTAGTGAAAACGAGTCTTTCAAAGACTATCGCCCTACCAATCCGTTTGCAGACCGTGTTGGCACTTATGCTATGTGGACACAGACAAGCCCTAATGATGGTGCTTTCGCATTTAAGCTGAATCTTAGCAACTTTAATACCACGCCTTATCTCGCACCTCTGCTGAAGAACGCCATTACTGATGATGAAGTTCAGCAGTTACAGTTGGATAAGGACATAAATGCCGCTTATGGTATTTTGGCCGGTGCTATTCAGTTGTTTGATAATGCTAAGTCTGGCACACAGAAAAACCAGTTCGCAATCGACCCTAAGACGCTGGGCGCTTTTATGTCTAAGGTGAAGCAAGGTCTTGGTAACACAATTAAGGTTGCGGCCATGCCTACTGGTGACAATAAATTCTTCCAGTACAACGATAGCAACCCCTCAATGTATACTACTCAGGTAAGCTCTACTGCTGGCGTTGGTAGTAATGTAAGTCGGGTTATTTATAGTTCTGATAGAATGTCTAATGCTGAGATTGAAGCAGGACAAAACGAAACCTATCAAACTATGCGCCCTCTATACGACCAGTTTAGCAAGTTTATGAATTTCTTTGGCAATCAGCTTACTAAGAAATTTAAGTGGCAGTTTGTGTTTAATGGGTCTACTTATCGCAGTGAACGTCAACAGAGATTTGATAATGTAATGAAATTGGCCGATAAGGGAGTTGTGTTTGATAGTTCTGTTTATGCGTCTTTGATTGGCATGAACCCTGTTGTATTTGAGAAGAGCTTGATGGCCAGCAAGAATAGTGGTTGGCTTAATAAGTATAGTCAACTCATGTTGAATACAAACACAACGGCTGGTGGAGACATGGGTGGTCGACCTGAAAAAGACAGGTTAGATAAATCTGATTCAGCAGAACTTAATGATGACCAGTAAGAAGGTGAAAGATATGTTAGTGACACAAAATACGATTAACGCTGTTACAGAGCTTATTGGTGAGTGCTTTAAGATGAACCGTCATTTGGATAGACTGGTTAGTGTGCTGGGCGTTAAGTTCGCATATAATCAGACTGCTAATTTGGTGCATCATGGTATTGCTCATTATTATCCCGCTTTGTCTGATTTGATTGGCGAGAAATGCTTAGAACGTTACAATATCCCTGTTTACTATGCGGCAACGCCTGAAGGTGGCCAAGATTATAGTTCTGTAATTGAGATTATTAAAGACCTTGAAAAAGTTAATATTGAGTTTCAGTCTATGATGATGGGTTGTGCTAAAATCGCCTTTAACAACAATGATATTCATATTTATGCAGATTTGCTTGATTTGCTTGAAGATGTGAATAAAATCATAGAGCAAGTAATATTGCTTAGCGATAAGATTGATGTTTATGGTGATAATCCCTCTTTTGACGCACACATCAAGGATAACTTTTGGATTCTTGGGGAGAATAAATAATGGTTATTAGAGATACACCATCTAATCTAAGTAAATATTTTATGGCTGATGAGGATTTAGCGTTTGCTATCCATCAAGCTGGTATCGCCCCTTCTTATATGGATAAAGGGGCCGTTTATTTTAGGAAGTCTAATAAATTAGATAAAGTGTTAAAAAGACTTGGTATTGTCGAGTCTTAAATGAGGTGCAAAATATGAGTGAATTTCAAGCTATAAAAAATCCTGCTGAAGCAAGGCGTTTGTTAAAGCTGGGTAATCCTATATATGATATTGCGCCAAAGAAAGAATATGGTAAAGAAAATGAAACCGTGTTCTTTTTTGAAAAGACGGATAAATTGTATAGGGATTTAGGTTGGAATAAATAATGAGAGAGGATTGAGTGAAAATGAGTGAAATAAAATATTATGTATATTGCCACGTTAATTTAGTTAATAATAAAAAATATTTTGGCATTACTTGTAGGACTCCATGTAAACGTTGGGGCAGTAATGGATGCAATTATAAATCTTCACCTTATTTTTATGCAGCTATACAAAAGTATGGTTGGAATGGGTTTGAACATATTGTTTTAGGAAGTGTTTCAGAAAAGAAAATAGCTGAAGAAATTGAAAGGACTTTAATTAGTGTTTTTCAGACTTGTGACGGACATTATGGTTATAACATAGAATTAGGTGGAAACTATAAAGGGAAACATTCAAAAGAAGTATGCCAGAAAATTTCTGAGTCTAAAATTGGTAAACCTCGTTCTGAGGAAACAAAGAAAAAAGTTTCCGAAGGATTAAGAGGTAAAATGGTCGGATATAAAAATAGTCGGAGCAAGGCTGTTGTTTGTTTGACAACCGGAAAGATTTATGAAAGCATGAATTTAGCTTCTAAAGAAACTGGTATACAGCAATCTGACATAAGTAGATGTTGTTCAGGGCAAATCAAGCAAACAAAGGGTTTAAAATGGCAATATTATAAAGAATACTTGAAAGGAGGTGAGAACGAGTGCGAAAAGACATAAAGTTTGAAAATAGCGGTGAAATCAGAGACTTTAAGGAATACAGCGAAAATAAACTTGCTGTTGCCAAGGTTTGTGTGCTATCAACCGCCCCTAATTCTCACCAACTGAATATTAGCGAAGAAGTTTTAAGGCGTGATATTGGTTCTATTCGTGGTAATTTTCTTGTAGCTCATATGTTTGCTGGGGACGCAACTACGCATACCCCCAGCGAAGTACCTGTAGGGTACTTTTTGCCAGATGAGCCTATTGAGTTTGAAGAAGTGGAACAAGATGGCGAAAAGATTGTTAAGGCGTGGGCTTATGCAGTATTGTCTAAACAGTATGCTAAGTCAGCTTATGATATGTTTGTAGCTGATAATCATAGGGCCACATCTATTGAGATGGCTATTGTGGTGTCTGATGATGACGAACATGAAGTCGTTTCTTTTGACGCTTATGGCTCTACGATTTTAGGCAAGACTGTACTTCCAAGTTGTAAAGACGCAGAAATTAGTTTGGTTCGGTTCGCAGAAGAAGCTAACAACTTTTATGGTGAACATAAGGATAAGCTATCTGTGTTAAAACAATTTGCAAAAGAGAGGGAACAAATGGCTGAGAAAGATAATTATGTAAACCACCCGATTGATACTTCTAAAGACGCTCTGTATGAGGGTGAATGGGATGGCCAAAAGGCTAAACAGGATTTGGTAAAAGAAAAGAACTTTAAGTCCTTAGCGCCCAAGGTTTGTATGAAACTTGAGGATGGTTGGGAAGATAGAGAGGTTACTAAACTTGGTTATCCTGTAATGATGCTTTATGACGGTAAGTGGGTTTATTCTCGTCAGGGCCTTGCCTCTGCTCTTGGTTATGCCAAGAAAGAGAATGAGACTACCGTTGTAAATAAAATTGAAAAGATTTATAAGAAACTTGATTTGGATGACAATGAAGGTGGAAAGGAGGAAAAGATGGCTGAGATTGAATTTAGCGCTGTAAACATTGGTGACCTTTGGGGTCATGTTTATCATGCTATCCATGAACATGATGCTTGGGACTATTGTATTCAGGGCATTTATGAAGAGGATAATCAGAAGTTCGCTATTCTTATTGACCGTGACCAAAAGCTATACCGTCTTGACTTTAGCCTAACTGAGGAAGGTATGACTGCTTCTGATGAACTGGCAGAGGTTAAACAGGAGTTCACCGAAACTGACAATATTAAGAAGTTTGCTGAACCAGAAAATGTTGAACAGTATACCAAGTTCGCTGACCCCAAGGATGAAGATGATGAGTCTGATGACAAGGATGATGAGGACGAGAACGAGCATAAAGAGGAACCCACTAAGATGTCTAAGGACGAGATGATGGCTAAGATTGCTGAGCTTGAAAAGAGCGTTGAGGAACGTGACCATATCATCATGGACAAGGACACTGAGCTTGAGGAACTACGAGCTTATAAGGCCGCTGTTGTTGCTAAGGAAATGGCTTGCCGTGTGGATAGCGTTATGGAGGAAGTCCGTACTTATATCAACGATGAGCAATTTGCAGAATTTAAGGCTGAGGGATTATCTTGTGGCGAAAATGATATTGATGCTTGGAGCAACAAGGTCAAGGCCACTTGCTTTAGTGAAGTAAAGAAAAACATTAAGAAAGATGATAAGGGTGTATTTAGTTTTGCTATGCCCAAGGTCATCAAACATTCTGACCCCAACAGTATTTGGGAAAAACTTGAAAATAAGTAATACTCTGGTTTGAGGAATAGTTGTCCTCTACTAAACTAAAAAATTATTGTTATAAAGGAGAAATTTAATTATGGCTAAGAATCATACCGTGTTTAACGGCACTCATGCAGCTTTCTGGGACGTAGATTCTCTGAACCTTGTCGGCATCGCTGCTACTGAAATTGATAACGGCACTTTCCTGACTCTGGGTGCTATGTCTCCCGCTGGTGACGGTGCTTACGAGTTTACTGTGACTGCTGGCGCTAACCCTGACCTTGTTGCTGGCACTCCACCTCAGGGCTACAATGTGGATGCTCAGGTCTATGATGACCCCCGCTATTTCACCAACGAGGCTGGCAAGCCCATCTCTGTTAAGCGTCTAATCAAGGGCGACTGCATTGAGGTTTCTGTTGGTGCTTTCACTGCTGAACCCGCTTCTTCCGCTACTTATGCTACTGTTCAAGATACTGGTAAATTGACTGCGAATACTACTGAATCTGGCGCTCATTTTAAGGTGCTTGGCGCTCGTACCATGGATATTGGTGGCGAAGCTATCAAGACTTGGGTTCTAATGAAGCTGGCTTAATCTTAATAGTAGACTAAAAAACTGATTAAAATAAAATAATAAAGGAGATTATAAATATGTCTGTTATGCCTAATGAAGTAGTGGCTTTTGCCAAGGGCGATACCACTTTCTATACTGCTTTCGCTGACTATCATAATCACAAGGCCGCCGAAGAGTGGGGTCAGAACATGGGTTCTTATGATAAGTCTCGCACCATTGCTGAGAAGGCTCCTCTGATTCGTGAGGCTTATTTTGCCGAGCTTGAGCGCATCTCTGGTCAGAAGATTGACAAGAATAATATGGATGTGGCTCTGGCCAACCCCATGCTGCGCTATGCCAACTTTGCTCTGATTAACGCCACCATCAACGTGGTTCTACCCGCTTATGTTCAGGCCACCTTTGCTCCCTTCGTGGATTTCCGCACTGTTGGCTATGCTGACGTTGTGAATCTGAAGATTCCTCCCAAGACCCTGTATACTGTGTCTCGTGGCGCTCGTGGTGAGCGTACCTCCTTCCGTCAGAAGAAGTATGCTGGCAATGTTGAAATCAGCCCCGTTGAGCATATCATTACCACTTATGTTGATATGGCTCGTGTTCTGGCTGGTAAGGATGACCTTGCTGAGGCCGTTCGTGCTATCATCATCTCTATCGAGCTTGACATGAACGCTGAGATTATCGCTTCTCTGAACGCTGGTCTGGCCGCTGGTACTTATCCCACTCAGTTCAAGGAGACTGGCGCATTTGACGGCAAGAAGCTGGTTCAGCTTGCTCAGCGTGTTCAGGCTTATAACATGATGGCCAAGCCCGTCATCATGGGTACTGCTGCCGCTCTAATGAACGTTCTGCCCGACAGCACTCTGGGTGGCCGTCTGGTCATTGATGGTCGTGACCCCGTTGTGTCTTATGTGAAGGACTTTTATGGTTTCGGTATCTATGAGCTACCTCAGGCTCCTACCGGTTCTGCTGATTTCGGCATGGCTCTGGATGACAACACTCTGTATGTCGTTTCTGCTGCTGTTGCTAAGCCTGTTGTTATGGCTATGAGTACCACTCTAACCAATAGCAATCAGTTCTATGATAATGCTGACATCTCTCAGAATTTCACCCTTCGTAAGTCTTATGCCGCCGAGTTCGTTGGTGCTGCTTATGTTGGTGAGTACAAGATTACTGAGTAATCTTTAACTTTTATTAAGGGGCCTGAAATATGGCCCCTTTTTTGAATTAAATGGAAAGAATGGAGATTAAATAAAATGGCTAACACTAAGAAAGTCAAGTCCGCAGAAGCAGAGGTTGTTGAGACTGCTGAGGTTACTAATTCTGCTGTTGAGGAGAACGAGGCTCTAAAGGCCAAGATTGCTGAACAGGAACAGCAGATGGCAGACTTAATGGCCCAAATCAAGGTTATGATGCAAGCTCAGGCCGCTACCAATCCTGTAAATATTGAGGAAAAGGCGGCTCGTGGTATTAAGTTTATTAGCCTTGTGCCCGGTGGTCTAACCCTCAAGGGCAATAGAATGTATCACATTGATAAGCAGTTTGGCTATAAGATGATTCCTGAGTCTGAGGCTAGAGCTATCCTATCCAATATGCCCAATACTATCGCAAGTGGTATGGTGTATATTGCAGACAAGGAGTTTGTGAATAAGAATGACCTGAGTGGCGTTTATGAGGAAATTCTAAGTGATAAACAGCTCAAGGAACTGCTTCAGCAGAACGCTAACGATGTTTGTGAGATTTATAAACAGGCTTCTATGGCGCAGAGAGAGATTATTGTGGATATGGTTGTTAATCGTAAGCTAAACGGGCTACCTATTGATGCCAATATCGTTGTCGAGATTGGCAAGCTCTGTGGAAAGGATTTAATGAGCATTACACCTGAAGAAGAGGAATAAGGGGTGATGTTAGTTGACAAGTTTCGACCAGATTGAAACATTGGCCCTCAGTATTGTTGAAGATTATAAGCTGAATAAGCTCTTTGAGAATAGCTATGATAATTTTCAGAAATTCTGTGATGGCCTACTTTTTAACGCCCTTCCTCAATTTACCGAATGTCGGCAAGACCTGACTTATAACGTTGAAACTCGTGAGTTTGACGTTGATTTAACTAATCTTGAGATTTATATTCTTTCTCGTTATTGGGTGATTGCTTGGTGGGAGAGAGAAAACAACAATGCGGCGCAGATTGCGCTAAAGCTGGGCATTAAGAATCAGTATTCTTATAACAGCGAATCTCAGAATTTTAAGGAAAAGCAAAATGTCATTGATAAGCTAAGAGAAGAAGTCGATAGGGCAACACAAGAGTATCTACTACTTGACCTTGATTCTTACGGTTTTTAAGGCGGTGAGGGCATGAGTCAGAATAAAAGGGTAGATGGAATTTATAAAATTTTGCCCCTTTTTGAAGCGGCTATTCGTGAAAAAGATGATTTTGCTTTACAATGTTATCGGTCTTATTTAAGCCGAGTATATATTCAGTATGTTGGGCGGGGCAATGAAGAAATCTGTGATTTAATCAAAGGGCTTATTCATTTAGGAGGCGAGGCCAAACAAGAGGATGTTCGGCGTGTCGTCTTGCACATGATTAAGCTAATTGAAAAAGAAAAGGAGGGCTATCGTCATGCCTATCGAGTATAGCATCATTGGCGGGGCCACTCCAAACGATTATTACCGGGATTTGGCTCAGTCTTTTATTAACCAGTCTTGGGACAATACTGCCGCCAAAACACCTGAGAATGGTGGGGAAATCAAAGAACAAACCGAAATTGGGTCTGATGAATATAAGATTGTTGACGCATGGGTTAAGACAACTGTTGGCGATGTGACCACTGGTATGAGAGATTCAGGTGATTTCATTAAGATTTATTTTCGTGATATTAACCATATTGTGGCACGAGGTTTATATTATCAGTTTTATAACTCTTGGTGGATTTGTAATGAATTTGGCCATTTCAGTGGCATTGCTCAAGATGCTGGATTAAGAAGATGCAACAACGTTCTAAAAATTGTTGACCCTGAGAATGGCTCGGTGTTTAGTGCTCCTTGCGTGGTTGATTATGATATGTCAAGCCCCTCGGTACAGGTGTCCAGATATATCTTAACACCAAACAACCATGCTACTGTTATGGTACAAGGCAATGTCAATACATTACGGTTGTTCAAGACCAACACAAGATATGTTCTTAGCGGTCGGCCTTTTAAGCTGTATGGTTATCAAAACGCTCTGAATCTTAACTTGACTACAGATTACGATACTTTATTGTATCTTGATTTGTATTTGGATGAGATTCATGATAGCGATGATTTAGTTAATGGTGTGGCTTATAATGGAGATTATAACTATAAAGCCAAAATTAACTCTGCCGACATGACATTAAGTGCTGGTTCTACTGGTACTCTGACCGTTGACGTTGTGTTAAATGGTAAAGAGGTTGATAGGCCGGTTATTTGGCAAACTAGTAATCCTGAAATTGTCACGATTGCCGAAACCGGTAATTATACTGTAGTTGGTGAAGTCGGCCAGAGTGCGGATATTGCCGTCACGTTGAGTGGCAATGAGGCCGTTACAGACAGTATTAAGATTACTGTTGGCGAACAAGTTGTTGAGCCTGAGATTTATCTTGACCCGGCTTTTAATAAGATTAGAGAATATCAAACTATTGAATTTGATGTTAAGGTGTCTATTGGTGGAGTAGAAATTAAGCCCGATACAGTTAGAATAAATGCAGACAGTGAATATTTAACTGTCGAGAAAACAACGTCTGGCTGGCAGTTGACTTGTAATAAACGTAGTACCACGCCCTTGACAATGAATGTTACTATTATTGATAAAACATATAATATCAGCAAAACGGCCAAGTTTGATATTCAAGCTGTAAGCATGATGGGATAAGGAGGTAAGTTATGTATAATTCATTATCGGCTTTGCCTTATATTCCATATAATATACTTGTTTATCTTGCCCGTCAAGATGCGGCTGAAGATTTGTGGAAATTGCTGAAATATAATAGTTATGATGCCCTATCAAAGCCTAATTTGACTTTTGACCAAAAGTTAGAGTTGATTTGGCGAAATGGGCCTCAAGAGAAATTTGGTGTATTCTTTACGCCATTAGTAGAGGACGCTATTTGTGAAAGCAAGTGTGTGCTTAAAATCTATGACTATTATATTCATGCCAAAGAGCTATATAGTAACACAGTAGTATATGCGTTTGACTTTTTATATGGGGGGCAAATGAGCCTTGTAGAATATAATGGAATCCCTGTTAGCAGAGGCGATTTGTTTATTAACAAGGTGATGACTGTGTTGAATGGCGCTGAAGTTGGTGGCGTTGGTAAATTAATGTTCTTTGATGATATGTCAAGATATGCGTTAGGCCGTGCTACCATTGGCAATTCTAAAACATTCACTGGCGTTCAGCTTTTCTTAGCTGTTAATGTTGGAGATACAGGTGAGGAGTATGGGTGCGAATCTTAATTTAGACCTATATCGCAAAGCATATTTTTACTTTGACCTACCTGTTGAATATAAAATAAAAGATAAAACATTATTTATTTATCCTATCACTGTGAAAGACAGTGAAATTTTTTTATCGAGTATGTCTGTAATAGATATTGATAAAAATGCCTCAGACTCGGTTGAAATTATCCAGATGTCTTATTTGGCCTTTATCTACAATGTTTTGTTTCAAAACGAAATTAACATAAGTAAATTTGTCAATATTCTCAAATATTGCTTACACGTTGAAAATCCTTATGTGGGGTTTGATGATAATTCAAGGCCATATTTGAAGATAAATGATGACTTTTCAATAGGGCCGAAAGATTTTGATAACATTCGTAAAATCATTATGTATCAGAACTTGATACATTATGACGATGAGTATATCAATCCTGAGATTAAGAAGATGATGACTGAGGTTGACGCTGTAAAAAACGCTGGTGTTGAACCGCCCACTATTGAGAGGCGTATGGCGATTATTACAGCGCATTGTGGGATAAGTAAACAAGAACAAATGAATATGACTTATAGAAGTCACAGTCTGTTGTTTGAGGAAGTTTATGGTGAGGTTGAGTTTGAAACAACTCGGCCTATTTTACTATATGCTGGTAAAGGTAATGAAATTGACCATTGGATTTTTAAGAAAAAGAAAGGTAAATACGATGGTTATATGGCTGATGCTGACAGATATGCTCAATCTATGGGTAGTAATGTAAACGCTATAAAAACAACTTCAGGAACAGAATACGGAGACAATTTGTCTCAAGTATATGATAAATTTGTAAATAAATAAGGAGGATGTTATAATGGCACAGAATCATTTTCTGGCTGGTGTAGGCACTGCTCTGCTATTTAAGGGTAATGACCTTGTTGGTGTTGCTAAAACTCTGACTGAAAGCACCTTCGACTTTGCTATTACTGCTGAGGATATTCGTGGTGGTAAGGGTAATGGTTTGCTTGGTCGTTATTTCCACGATTCTACTCTAACTGCCACTTTGACCGATGCAATGTTTGACTTAAACTATATGGCGCTGTCTCTGGGTGTTAATATTGAGTCTGGCGGTCTTTCTGTTAAAGAAGAGGAACTAACCGCTACCACTGGCGCTGTTACTGTTACTGAGACCCCTGTAGCTTTTGATGGCACTATGATTGGTTGGTATAAGAAGCCTACTGATAGTGATTGGCAGATTGGTACTATTACTGGCACTACTATGACCATTGCTGGCGCTACTGCTGGTCAGGTTTATTGTGTTAAGTATTTCTATCAGAATGAGAATGCCAAGAGTATTACTATTAAATCTCAGTATGTTCCTGCTACTTTGCATGTCGTTGTTATGACTGACCTGTATAGTGGTAAGGTCGGCACTCAGTCTGATGCCACTCGTTATGGCCGTCTGATTGTTGATATTCCTCAGTTCCAGCTTGAAGGCAATCAAAATCTGTCTTTGACTGCTACTTCTGCTGCTACTATTAACCTAACTGGTATGGCTCTGGCTGTACTGGATGGCGCTACTTGTGAGGATGACCCCTATTATGGCACTATGACTGAAGAGATTTATGGCGCTAAATGGCAAGATGATGTTATCGCTTTGGCTATTGAAAATGCTGAACTTGATATGAATCAAAACGATACTGAGGCTCTAATTGTCCGTGCTGTGTTTGGTAAGGGTATGGCTTCTCAGCGTAAAGATAATAGCAATTTTAACTTTACTGTTGAAACTAGCCCTGCCGCTACTGCCACTGGTGTTCAGGTGGCGGCTGAAACAGGCGTTGTTAGTGCTGGCGGTGTTGATGGTGTGGCTGTTATTGAGGTTTCTCTAAAGAATGCTCCTAACGTGCCCCCTGCTTATGCTACCGTAACCGTTACTGCTTAATTTAATCTTTCTTTTTGGGAGGGTTGGTGAATAACCTTCCCTCCCAATTTTTTAAGGAGTAAGAAATGTGTGAATATGTAAGTGGAAATCAATGTAGAGTAACCCAATCTGTATGCCCTTATATGTATTATTGTGATAAAATTAGGGGGTTTAAACCATCTCCAAATATGCCCGATGATTGCAAAGTAAAGCAACAGATTGAAACACCACAAGGCTATTGCAGAGTGAGAGATGAACGTAAGGGTTGGTTATATATTGATTATAATGACATAACTATTAAGGTAAAAAATCCATTTGACCACACACCTCTTTATGTCCGTGTTAGGAAAATGAAATCCGGCGAATATAAATTAAGAGAGTGAGGGAGCAAAATGGCAGAGGGCGAAACCAGCAAAATTTACGCAAAATTAGATGACCATGACCACAGAATCACCAAGCTTGAAAGTACACGGCCATTTCTCCAAGATTTAATTCAGCGCAGTGTCAAAAGCAACGAGATTTTGACTAAAACGATGCAAGATGTACAGATGTCCATGGTTAAGTTAAATGATAAAATGGACGAACAAGCAAGAGAAATGAAAGAAATGAAAGCAGACTTTGAAAAGGCCAATAAAGCCACGGCTGATAAATTAACTACGGTTGAATCAAAAGTAACAATTTTAGAAGAAGCTGGTAAGTTTGATATTCAGGCTTATTTAAAGCATAATTTCCCTTGGATTGTAGTTGTTTTAGGTATGGGCATCTTATATGTTTCACAATATGTTAAATTTTGATTGAATGAAAGGAATGAATGGAATGGTAGAGTTAAAGGAAAAGGTAATCCATAGTAATACTTATGATATTGATATTCAGCAGTATCTAACTTATGCTCAGATTCAGCAGATTGTTAATGCGGTTGAGATGGCAAGTAAGGAAAATGATAGTTGGTCTGCAAGACAGACTAATATTGATATGCTTGTACTGATGCACGCTACTGATATTGGCAAAGAGAAACTTGAGGAAGTCGGTCACGAGATGTTTGTTAAGAGTGGGCTGATGGACTGTGTAAGAGATAATGTTATCAATATTGATGAGGTTTATGATGCGCTTGACTATACAGAATCTTTAACCCGTGTTGGCTATAAACTATTAAAAGATGCTTCTAAAGTTGTCAAAACTGATACATTTAAGGCCGCAATGAAAAATTATGGTAAGTAATGCGAGGAACGATGCTCAAGTTAAAGCTATGCTTATGCCAGCGTTAAAAGATGCTGTTGATTATGTTGTTAAACAGATTTTGACTGAAAATGAACAATTGATTCAAAAGATTGTTTATGATGGATATACCCCTGTTGAATATGATAGAACCGGCCAATTCAAAAAAGCATGGGATACCAATACACATATTACAGGCAATAAAGTAACGGGTGAGATGGCTTATGACCCGGATAAAATGACGGCTATTGGTAATCATCATGCGTCTATTGTAGATGGCCAACCAATACAAGAATATTTGGCCGATATTATCTATGAGGGGTTGGCTGGTGCTATCTATCAAGAGGGATATGCTAAATATGATAAACGGTTTAAAGGCCAAGCATGGACTAAAAAACGTGATGTATGGAATGCGTTGATTAAATGGCTTGGGCCAAATAGAATAAGAAAATTATTTGAAGAGGGCATGAGAAAACAGGGGTTAAATTATACCCGACATAACTCTGCTATTTTCGTTGAAAAAGATTAGGAGATAGTTTATGGTAGTTTGCGGAATTGATGCGTCCACTAAGAGCACTGGTTGGAGTATCTTTGATGGAAAAGAACTGACAGCTTATGGCGTGATTAAGCCCGAAGGCCAAGATTGGCGTGAACGCACTGTTAATCAAGCCCCTAAGCTAATAGAGATATTGAATAAATATCATCCTGATAAGATATATATGGAAGATGTGCCCTTAAAGGCGCAGAATCCTAAAGTTCTTGTGCAGTTAGGTGCTGTGCAAGGATTTTTTTATGGTGTTGCGGCCTCGTTTGATATACCTATTGAGTTTTTGATTCCAAGTCAATGGCGTAGTCCTATGGGCTTGTTTGATGGAACGAGAAATGGTACTAAACGAGTTGAGATGAAAAGAAAATCAATAGAAAAAGCCAATGATTTGTTTGGGCTTAATTTGGTGTGGAAGTCTGATAGTAGTAAGTTTAACCAAGATGACCAAAGTGATGCCATATTGATTGCTTATAGCCAAGTTAAAGTCAAACATATTGGCAAGCCAAATTCACTATAAAGGAGTGAGTGAATGGCTCAGTATAGCATACTTGTAGACGTTAATCTACAAACAAAACAAATTCAAGAACAATTAAATAAAGTAAAAGGTGCCAAGATTGACCTTGACTCAAGCAGTATTAGACAAGCGAGCAAAGATATTCAGGATTTAGAACTTAACTTTAACTCGGCAAATGAGGTACTTTCTAAAACCATAGATATTGTAAGTTCGCTTGCAAGTCAAGTGTTAGAGCTTGATACTTCCATAACTGAATTTAGAAAAGTATCTGATTTATCTGGCAGTGCTCTTGATGATTATGTTTCTACATTATCAAAGATGGGGCTGGCAGTAGGTCGAACCGGTAAACCAAATCGGTCTGAGCCGGGGTGATGGGATGGTAAACCAGCACCGAGAATAGCTCCTAAACCCTTGAAAGCCTCAAGAGCCTTATCACTACAACATAAGGATGAGATAAGCCTAAGTGTGAATGTGAGAAATCATTAAAACGATAAGGATGGTATATGGGCGAAAGTCCTAAGTATCGTTAAAAAGGGCAGATTGGGCGCGAAGTCCTGATGAGGGATGTGTCAATCGAGTATACAGAGCGGCCCTCCAATATAGGGGTGAAGAATTACTCAGGCAAAGCCTGAAAAACTTTGGAAAAAATTATTGACATTTAATCTTTTGTATGATATTATGTATTCACATTAGAAAGGAGTATATAATATGATTGGTACTGTTATTTGGTTTGTATTGTGTTTGATTATGGGCGTTCAAGCTAATAAGGTTGGGTTAGCATTGGGTTTTTGGTTGTTTACAGTGATATTTGTTGCGTTATCTACTGGCAGTAGTTATAGTACCAGAAGTCAATTTAGACAGCAAGATAAATACGATAATGCTTATCGCAACTATGTCAAAGAACGCAAGGAATCTAAAAAGGGTACAATCGAATTTGAGGAAAAGATTAAACGTTAATAATTAACCGTCAGAGATGGTTGAAAGCGCAGCTTAACGGAATAGGCTGAATATATGGCAACATATATAAGCGAATGGGGTGAATTGCTGGGAAATCCTTAGAGCTTTGTCCACCGAATGGTAATAGAGATAAAGATTGGATAATCAGCAACCAAACTAATATTGATTTATTAGAAGGTTCAACGACTACGATTGAAATAATATCGGTAGGGGTCAAGTGACCTCGAAGCGCCCCACATCCTAATCGGATGAAGATATAGTCTAAACATCATGTGAAAACGTGAGAGGTGTTTATTATGATTAGAGAGAAAAAAAGACAAGAAATTATTGAATGGTGTAAAAGTAAACAAATTGAACTAATCAATTTAAGACACATGACCAAGCAAGGTAAAACAAGGATTATAGTTACCATCAAATGTTCTGAATGTGGCAAACGATATGATACCATATGGGACAATTTGAAGTCCCATGAATTTGCTGGTTTGTGTACTTATTGTGCTCATAAAAAAAGTTCTGAACATCATCGTTTTGAAGTTCAGCATATTATTGATTTTATTCAGAACAATGGATATAAGGTGCTAACACCGCCTGAGAAAATCAAGCCGGTTGGAAAAAACAAGACTTATAGTCGAGCCAAAATTGAAATAGAGGACAGCCACGGAATGCCCTATGAGATTGTGTATAACAATTTTTATAATAGACTTGATTATTACAAGGAATTAAATGAAAATGGCCATTGTGCGGCTGGTAATAGAAAGCCAAGCAGTCTGGAACAGTTGGTTATTCAGTTCTTAGATGAACAAGGTTATCATTATAAAAGAGAATTTAAGTTTGCTGATTGTAGGGGCAAAAAGCGGTCATTACCATTTGATTTCTGTCTGGATTATGATACCGATAAGAAAATGTTAATTGAGGTTGATGGTGAACGTCATTACAAACCCCTTTTCAAAGAACTACAAAAATATGACAAGACAAAGAATTATTATTGTAAGTCTAAGAACATTCCATTATTAAGAATCCCTTATTGGGAATTTAATGAACAAGAAAATTATAAGCGGCTTATCGTTGAATTTATAAACACCCATAGTAGTAACGATACTATGTAATATAAATTGGAGTTCCGTAAGAATGGATTTAACGACCAAGACGCTGCACAATTAGCAAAGATTAGCTCGATGTTCCAGAACGTAGCAGACGAGACTATCTCTGCTGGCGATTCTGCGGGCTTTATTATTTCTCAACTTATTGCTTTTAATCAAACAACTGGGGACGTTGCGGCAAACGCAACCCATATTATTGACTCTGTCAATGAGGTGGCAAATTCTTTCAGTGTTTCTTCTGGCGACTTGTCTAAAGCACTAGGTATTGTAGCATCTTCATCTGGTGCAATGGGCAACTCAATGGAAGAAACATTGGGTATGACTGTAGCCATTACGGAACAAACAAGAAATGCAACTAAGGCGGCACGGTCACTTAATACAATTTTTGCCCGTCTTTCTCAAACAACGGATGAAAATAGCGATACTGGTAAGGCTCTTGTGGCCATTTATGACCAACTTGGTATTTCACTTACTGGTACTGATGGACAGCTAAGAAGCAGTTTTGATATTTTAACTGATTTGTCAAAGCAATGGGGTAATTTAGACAAAAATACTCAAAATTACATTGCTTTAACGAGTGCTGGCACTAACCAACTTAACGCTTTTTTGGCGTTGATGAACAACTTTAGCCATGCCACGAATGCTGCAAATACAGCACTTGATTCTCAAGGCTCTGCAATGCGTGAGAACTCTGCATACATGGAGTCCATTCAGGCCAAACTATCTCAGCTTCAGTCTACATTCCAAGATTTTGCTAATAATGTTATCACCAGTGATTTAGCAAAAGCCGTCCTTGACTTGGCTAACGGTCTGTTACAAATAGCGAATACCGACCTTGGCCAGATTGTTACACAGATTGTATTGCTTACTGGTTTGGGTTGGGGCGCAACATCTTTAACTAAGGCACTTGGTATTTTTAAGGTTGGTATTGAACAATTTAAAAATCTAGCAGGAGTTATTGCGGGTGTTGGTGCGGCCGGTAGTATTACCTTACCTATTATTCTTGGCATTGCTAGTGTTTTAGTTGTTGGTGGCGCTTTATGGAAAGCTACTGAAGATAGTAGAAAATCTTTTGAAGAGCTTGAAACAAAAATTAGTGATACCAATGATAAGCTTCAAACCAATAAAGAGCGTCTTAAAGAAATCAATGCTCTGCCTTGGAACGAGCGTACTCAAGAGATTCTTAATGAAAAAGACGCTCTTGAGAAAGAGAATGGCGAGCTACAAGCCCAGATAGACAAACTTGAAACGTTATCTAAAAAGAAAGCTAAACAAGCCTTAAACGGCGGATATGTCACTGGCAAAAAAATTCAAGTTTCTGGCATTACAGGACAATATGCTGGCAGATTTGACGCTGGCCTACAAGACCAGAGTTTTGAAACCTATGAAGAGCTTGTTAAGTATCTTGATAACTATATCCCGGGTGCTTCTAAGAAAACTCGTGAGGAATTGAAAGCTCTTGGTGTACAGTTTGAAACAGTTCAAGGTCAGGTTTATAAGACTGGTGAGGCTTATGAGCAAGACCTTATTCAGCAAGCCAATGAATTATCTAATAAGCTAAAGACTAATCATCAATTAACAGATGAAGATTTAGAGCAGTACAATGAAGTTACGAGCAAACTTGATACGTTAGCTCAAGCTCACCAACTTGTAGGCGATGAGTCTACTGCTGCTCGTGACGCTCTTGATGGACTTAATTCTTCTTACAAAAACGCAGTTGAGTATACACAAAAGTATGGCGAAGCCTCTACTGAAAGTTCTCGAAAAGTCACAGACCTTGTAAACAGTCTTGCAGTAGCGGCAAGTCAATCTGGTAAAACAGAGGCGGCTTTCTATCAGCTTGTAGCATCTGAAAAGGTATTTAACAATACTAGTCTTAATGTCTCTGAGAAAATTGCTGCTCTACAACAACTTGCTCAACAAGCCGGTATTACTGGTACTTTATTAACTGCATCTTCAACTATAACTCATGACCAGATGTCTGGTTACATTCGTACCCAGAGAATGAAGGGAATGAGTGAAAGTCAGGCAAGACAGTCTTATTTACAGTCTATCTATAAGGAGTTCATGTCCTTTACTCCCACTATTCCAACTTCTGTAGATGGTGGCGGTGGTAGCAAGGGTAAAAGTTCTAAATCTTCTGCCACTAAACAATATACTGATAAAGCTTTAGAACAATTCAAGTCTTTACAAAAAGATATTGAACATCAACTTAATCTTGGTGAAATTACCGAAGAAGAGTATTATGCTAAACTTGAAGGGCTTGTAAAGCAATATAAAACTAACGCTACTGCTCACATGAAAGAGTATGGCCTCAATGTAAATCAAATCAACCAGAATATGTATCAATATGAGGAAGAGATTTACAAGGGCCGTGCTAAGCTGGCTGAGAATTTAAAAGACCAGCAAAAGAAAGCTGCTGAGGATGCTGCAAAAGCCGAAAAAGAAGCTCTTGAGCAACAACGTTCTGATTATGAAAGTGCTGTCAATTATGTTATTAGCAAGATTGAAGAGCAAATCAGTAAACTTGAGCAACAAAAGTCTGACATAGAGAAATTCTATGATGACCAAATTCAAGCTCTGCAAGATACCAATGATGAGCTTGAGCGTCAGATTCAATATGAACAACTGCTCAATAATCTGGCTCAGGCCAAGGACAAAGGGCTTTATGTGTTCTCTAATGGCCAGTTCCAATATATGCAAGACGTTGAGGCCATATCTGCGGCTCAGGCTGAACTTGATGCTTATGAGCGCGATGAAACTCTGCGCAAGGAAGTAGAAAATTTAAACAAGCTTAAAGACCAAGCCATAGCTAGTATTGATGCACAAATTGAAAAATGGGAAGAATATAAAGAAGAGTGGTCTAATGTAGTTACTCAATATGATGAGGAACAAAATAAATTGCTCGCTTCTCAACTTTTGGGTATTGATACAGAAAAAGCCAATTGGGAAACTAGACTAGCCAACGCCCAAAATTTTGCTAATAAATACAATTCTATTATGGCCGGATTAAGTGGTGGTAGTGGCGTTTCTGCTACTTCTGGTGATGGATATAGCTTTAGTGGTGCTGGTACGGGCGGCTGGACTGAAGCTGAAATGAAAGCTGGTTTTATATCCTCTAGTAGCAGTTCTAGGGGCAGTAGAAAAAGTGTAGATTCTATGCGAAGCGAGGCAAATGCTGCACTTGCTAAATCTAAGGCTACTGGTAAAAAAGTCAGCCTTGGTGGTGGAGTTAGTATTGACTATAGTAAGGTTAAAAAACACGCAGGAGGCACATTAAGTGCGCAAGCAGGTCTTTCTTTGGTTGGTGAACAAGGCCCTGAGTTAAGAGTGCTTGGCCAAGGCGAGGGCGTTATTCCTGCTGATGTTACTAGAAATCTGTGGAATTGGGGTAAAATTAATCCAAGTGCTATAGCAAGTAATATGAATAATATTTTTAATATTGATAATCTTACACTGCCCAACGCAAGAGATGCACAAACGTTGATTGCTGGTCTTAAACAGATGGCTTATCAACGAGCTTATAAGAGGGCGTGATGAGCGCCCTCTATCTTATATAAAGGAGGGATGATAATTGAGCTTTGCTAATGAGATACTTGATGCTATTGAAATTATGGTAAAACAAGTGGTTGAAGACAACACTACAAAAATATATACGGGTATTTGTAAAACTATTGCCACCTCAACTTGTGTACTTACTATTAACGGAAAAGATAATACAGTAAAATATTATGGTGAAACACCAACTGTGGGTACAGTATATCAAGTATTCATCCCATTTGGTAATATGTCTGCAGCTTTTATTATTGTTCCGGGTGCTGGTGGTCAAGACCCTGAGACAGGTGTATCCAGTGTCAACGGCAAGACTGGCGCTGTTGTTTTAACTGCAAGTGATGTTGGGGTATTGCCTAATACAACTACCATTCCTATAAAAACCAGTCAGCTTGACAACGACTCTGGTTTTATTGACAGCAGTGCATTGGACGGGTATGCTAAGACCACAGACATTCCTACTAAGACCAGTCAATTAACTAATAATAGCGGGTTTATTACGGCTTCTGAGGCGCCCGTACAAAGCGTGGACGGGGCTACAGGTGCAGTTGTGACCAACGCTGTCAAGACTATTGCGCAGACTTTAACAGATGTCCAGAAACGTCAAGTACGAGTAAATATAGGGGCTGGCACCAGTTCTTTTGATGGGAGTTATAATAGTCTTAGTGATAAACCTACCATTCCTACTCAGACGAATCAATTAGAGAATAACAGCGGTTTTATCAGTAGCGCCGATGTGCCCACTAAAGTAAGCGAGCTTGAGAATGACAGTGGATATATTACTGATGCGGCGTTAAATGGATATGCTAAAACGAATGATATTCCAACTAAAGTTAGTCAGTTAAATAATGATTCAGGATATGTTGATTCAACTGGCGCTAAGAACGCTGCTCCGGTTCAATCTGTAGATGGCTCTACTGGGACTGTGGTCACAAATGCAGTTAAAACAATTACTCAAACATTGACTGATGCTCAAAAGGCCCAAGCAAGGACAAATATTGGTGCCGGTACAAGTTCGTTTAGTGGCACATATGATGACCTGACTGGCAAGCCGACAATTCCCTCTAAAACTAGTGAACTTGATAACGATTTAGGCTTCATTACAAATTCCGCTCTTGCTCCATATGCTAAGACTGCTGATGTGCCTACTAAGACGAGTCAGCTCAACAACGATTCCGGTTTTGTCGATGCCGCTGAAGCATCTGCGGCTGCACCTGTTCAATCAGTCAACACTAAGACTGGTGTGGTTGTGTTGACGCAAGATGATATTGGCAATGGCGTGACCTATGTACGCACTCACAACGATTTTACAGATGCGGCTAAGCAACAAATCAATACCAATGAGGATAACATCGTCATGCTTGACTCCGATATGGAGGCGGCTCAAGGCGATATTACGACACTTAAGGGTAATGTGGCCACACTAACCACGGCGTTGCAATCTAAGCAAGATAAGATTGTTGGTGGCGCAAGCACTATCACAGATGACAACCTTGTAGCAAATTGTGTGTTGGTATCGGATGGTAATGGTAAGGTTGCTGTGAGCAATGTGACTAACACAGAGCTTAGTTATCTTGATGGCGTGACAAGCAATGTCCAGACACAGCTTAACAAAAAGTTGGAGAGTGCCCCTGTTACCAGTGTGAATACAAAGACGGGGGCAGTGGTTCTTGGCGCATCTGATGTTGGCGCTGTTGCTACTAGTGATGTGACGCAAACCCTAGGCTCAAGTATTACTAAAGTGCCGAGTGAGAAAGCTGTGGCCGATGCTCTATCCGGTGCTGGTGCTGGCGATATGCTCAAGGCAACATACGACCCAACCGGTTCTGTTGCACAAGCTGGTGGCATACCAGATTACGTTGAAGCTAACGGTGGCAAGATTGACACCATCAAGGTTAATGGAACTGCTCAACCAATAGTTAATAAAGAAGTAGATATTGCCGTTCCTACTAGCAATGCACAGCTTACTAATGGGGCTGGATATATTACTGCATCTGATGTTCCTGTTAAGTCTGTGAACTCTAAGACTGGTAATGTGGTACTTACTGCGACTGATGTTGGTGCTCTATCTGATACTACAATTATTCCTGTTGTGAATGACGCAACATTAAATGTTCAGCGCAATGGTGTTCCTGTTGGCACTTTTACAGCTAATGCCTCAACTGATAAAACAATCAATATTGTCGTACCTACTAAAGCCAGTGATGTAGGAGCGTTGCCTGACACTACATCTATCCCATCTAAGACGAGTGAGCTAGATAATGATAGCGGATTTATTACATCTGCTCAAGCGCCTGTTACATCTGTAAACACAAAAACAGGTGCAGTTACTCTTGTTAAATCAGATATTGGCCTAAGCAACGTTGATAATGTTAAACAATATTCAGCATCTAATCCACCTCCTTATCCTGTAACAAGCGTTAACGGACAAACTGGCGATGTAACTGTTGGCACAGAATTGCCAGAGCATTTGGTTAAGTATGATACACTTGCCCCTATTGAAACAACTACCCTAATTAACGCAGATACACTTCAAGGTCATGCGGCAAGCTATTTTGCTACTAGCGCAGAAGTGTCTGCTTTATCGGCTGTTGTAGACAGTAATGCAGATGATATTACAGCTAATGCCCAGAATATTTCCACGTTGCAGTCTAATATTTCTACATTGCAATCTAGCGTAAATGGTAAAGTATCGAAATCTGGTGACACAATGACCGGAGCTTTGATTGCCCAGAATAATACAAATTATAGCGTTGCACAAGTAAGAAATATTATCATTTCAACTTCTGACCCGTCTGGTGGAAACAGTGGCGATATTTGGATTAAGTATACGCCGTAAAGGAGAGCATTATGGCAATTATCAAAACAGGCGACATTCTTAACTATGCATATACTGGTGCTGTTCAATCTGTGATATTGCCCAAGGGTGTGTATAAGCTGGAAGTTTGGGGCGCTCAGGGCGGCTCTTATGGTACAACTTCTACTGGTGGTAATGGCGGATATTCAATTGGAATTATTACATTAACTGCTGAAACTGTCTTGTATATTTATGTTGGCGGTCAGGGTACATATAACACAACGCCTACAAGTTTTGTCGCTGGTGGTTTTAATGGCGGTGGTAAGGCTGGTTATCGCTACGGTGGTTCTGGTGGAGGCGCTTCTGATATTCGCATAGGAACAGATTCACTTTATTCCAGAGTAATAGTCGCTGGTGGTGGAGGAGGCGGCTGGGGCTATTCTAATTATAACGGAGGCGTCGGCGGTGGTATATCTGGCGGTCAAGGGTCTGGATATAGTTCTTCTTATTTAGCTGGCGCTGGTACTCAAACTGCTGGTGGCGCTGGCAAAGGTTATAGCTCTAGTTATTATGGTTCTGATGGTTCTTTTGGTGTTGGCGGTAATAGTGCTTCAAATAGTTCTTCATATAATAGGTCATCCGGTGGTGGCGGTGGATGGTATGGTGGCGGTGGTTCAGGTTATCATTCATCTTCGTCTTATTATTATCGTGGTGGCGGTGGTGCTGGTGGTGGCTCCGGCTTTGTCTGGACAGGCTCAAACGCCCCAAGCGGATATTTATTAGGCTCTGAATACTACCTAACCGATGCTTCTACTATTGCTGGTAACGCTTCTATGCCTAGCACTTCTGGTGGGACGGAAACTGGCCATACTGGAAACGGATACGCTCGTATTACTGCAATTAAAGTTGATTCTTTAAATATTCCAGTTAACGTTAGTGGAACATGGAAAAATGCAAATGAAGCCTTTGTTAATATCGGCGGAACTTGGAAAGCAGTCGAAGCCGCTTTTGTAAATATTGGTGGAACATGGAAAGAATTAGGATAAAGGATGGGGAAAATGGCTGAAAAAGTTACGTTGAAAGATGCAACCACTGGCGTTGCTGTATATCCACAAACGCTTGTTGATTCTGTTCAAGATGAAAGCGGTAATTTGCTTAAAACTTTAGTTTTAATGCTTAATAACACTATGGCCTTTACTCCCACAGGGGATTATAACCCGGCCACAAAGAAATATGTTGATGACGCACTTACTTCTTCTGCTGGTGTTAGTATTATTGTTCAGTCATCTCAACCCACAGGGCAAAAAATTGGCGATTTTTGGTATCAAGAAATATAGGGGGTGATTAAATGGCTTTAACTACACCTATTTTATATAACGTTCCAGCGTTTGATGCAACTAAGGAACAGGTATTCACATTTGCGGTTGTTGGCGGTTCTCAAGTTGTGGCAAACACCCTTACTATTAAAGACAATGCAACCTTAACCACTGTCTATTCTCAGACTCAAACGACCTATCGGTTTGAGCATACACTACCAGCCAATACATTAACCAATGGCACATATTATCAGGCTACTTTGACCACTAAGGATGCACAGGGCAATGAATCCAGTCCATCCAATCCTATTCAATTCTACTGTTATAGTGAACCTACGTTTGTTATCAGTAATATGCCGACTGGCAATGTGGTGGCTAATAGTAGCTTTGCCTTTAATGTGACTTATAATCAGGAGCAAGGCGAGATTCTAAACGCTTATGTGTTTAATCTATATAGTGCGTCTGGCGTTTTAATTAGTACGTCAGGTACAATGTATAATACCGACTCTACTTTGCCTTTGACCCTTTCTTACCTGTTTAGTGGTTTTGAGGACAAGGCCAGTTATAGCGTTGAGGTAACTGGTGTTACTACTAATGGAACACAAATTACTACTGGCCGAGTGGGATTTACAACTAGTTACACTACCCCTGATACATTTAGTTTTTTGTTCTTGACAAATAATTGTAAGGGCGGTTATATCACCATTGAGTCTAATATTATTGGTATTGATGGTGAGACCAACCCCGACCCCGCTACTTATATTGATAACAAGGAAATTGATGTAAGGGCTGATGGCAATTATGTGCAGTGGGTTAAAGGCTATGAGATAAATGGTAACTGGACTATGCGGTTGTGGGGGCGGTACTATCAACCTAATAAAGAGATATTTAGGTTTAGTAATACCGCTGGTGATATTATTTCTGTTGTTTATTGCACTGATGATACACAGTGTTGGTTTGAGATGAGAGCGCAATATAGTGGCAACATTTGGGCTTATACAATTGAATCGGAACATATTGCTTTGCCTGAGAATACTGAACAGCTATTTACTTGGCTGAGGCGAGTAGACAATCTATATGAACTAAAAATTGAGAATCGGGGTGTTGAGGTTTGATTGGGTTTATTGGATATAATTTTTGTAGTGATGGTAACTCAGCAGACCCCACGCCTACTAATATCAACAATATTACCAATACAAGACTACAAAACGGCATTTTTGACCATTTTAACGTGACAAGAAATGTAATGTTTGATTATAGTAGTATTATTCCGACTGATTGGGATATTGATACTATTATGAACGCCGATTTTGAGGGAAATGTGTCTGCTGGTAATGTTGACCAAATGGCTACTGATATTACATCCGTTCGTATTAAACGCCGTGTTAAAGGTACATTTGATTGGGTTACTATTAAACAAATCCCTGTATCTAAACCAGAGGATTTGAGCTTTGTTATCACCGATAACTTAAACGCATACAATACTGAATATGAATATGCTTTTGTACCTGTTATGGAAGATATTGAAGGCAACTATATCATTGAGTCTATCTTGAGTAAATTTGAGGGTGTGTTTGTATGTGATGTGGATACTGTATTTAAGTTCCATGCCGGAATTGAGTATAACAATAACACCTCTAATCAACAGGTGGGCGTGTTCCAGCCCTATAACCGTAAATACCCTGTGGTGGTAAGCAATAGTATAATGAACTATCAGACGGGTGCGATTGGTGGTTGGGTGTTACCTGATGGTTTTGATGATAACCGCCAACTCAATAGAGCCGACATAACCAAGGAAAAAGAGGCTTTGTTAAAGTTCTTACTGAACAAGAAGCCCAAAATCATTAAGGATATGAATGGTAATAGTTGGCTTGTTTATTTTATTGGTAACCCCACTTTAAGCTATGATAATAATTATGGGCAAGGTATGGTTAAAGTTAGCGCTGAATGGACAGAAGTTGGCGACCCCAATGACAAGACCGACTTGTATGAAAACGGCCTGATTCCTACAAAGAGGTGATGGTATGTTAAACATCACTCAGAACGATTATAATATCATCAAGCAACGCAACGTAGAGAGATATATTAAGCTCAATCTACTTGACTTTCAATATAGGACGGTAGACGAGATTAGCGGTAATATGCTGTCTTGCTCTATTCAATGTGATGCTGATAGTGATTTGAGACGCAGTTGTAATGTAAGCCTTGTAGCGGCTAATAAAACATTTGATATTCAGCCCGGAGGACGCATTTTCTTAGACAGGTATATACAAGTATATATCGGCCTCAAGAACATTTATACGTGTGAAATTCAATGGTACAATCAAGGGATTTATTTGATTGATGCACCCACTTGGCAATACGATGCAACTAATAACACCTTGTCATTTTCTGGCCTTGATTTAATGTCTAAGCTGACTGGGGTTAGAAATGGTCAACTTGAGGGTATCCCTACTGTTATTAAAAAGGGCGAATCTGTGCGTGAGGCCATGATTGCAACGCTCAAGTTAGGTGGGTTTACTAAGTATATCGTCAGTGAGTGTAAGAACAGAGATGGTAGTATACAGGCCGTGCCCTATGATATTGAGATTGACCAAGGCGGCTATGTGTTTGATATACTGTCGGCCTTGAGGGACATTCTGCCTCAGTATCAGATTTACTTTGACGCAGATGGCGTGTTTCACTATGAGCTTATTCCCTCTGGCGAAGATGAGCCTGTTCTAATTGATGATGATATTTGGGAGAGTGTGTTGATTGGCGAGAACGTGAGCACCGACTTTGCCAGTGTAAAGAATTATATTGAGGTATATGGCCGAACCCACAATCCTGAATATTATCCATCGGCTATTAGCGTGTCTGGGGCTGTGGTCACTATGACCATTGCCAAGTTGACAAAGCTGAACGAATATGATATAATAGGCTTTACTCCTAACAGCGCCGTATCTGGTAATGTACAACTGGCGGTTAATTCGTTTGGAGCTAAGGACTTGGTCGATTCTAACGGCTTACACATTACTTCACTTGAAAATAATGTGTATTATGTTGCACAGTATCAGGCCAACGGCACATGGCTGTTCTTAGGCCACCAACAAGCTAAGGCCACATGGAAGGATGAAAACCCTGATAGTCCATTTTATGTGAATGGGACGGTTGGGGTGATTAGACAGGCACTATGTGGCGGAGAGTATGACAATATTATATCTGACGAATTGGCGTTAGAGAGGGCTAAAGTAGAGATATATTGGAAATGTAGACTGAATGATAGTCTTACCCTTGATATTATTCCTATTCCTTGGTTGGACGTGAATATTGTTGTGTCTCACGCTCCCAAAGACAGTACAACACAAAACAGATACATTGTCAAGTCTTACTCTGTGGATTATAGTAGCGTTAGCTCAACTATGTCGGTGTCAATGATTAGTTTCTATCCATATTATCCAATGTATTAAGGAGGTGATAATCTGTGGCGACATCTTTTCCCAATCAAATCCAAAATTTTCCTGAGATGCAAGATATTACAGCACAAGATGCGATATTAGTCCAACAATATCAAAATGCAATGCAAGCTGGTAATTTAACTCTTGCTCAACAGATTCTTTCTCAAATTACTAATAACCAAAACAAGATTGTGACCGCCGATTATCTAAACACAATAAATGACACTGTAGCTGCTGTACAAAAATATTTTGCAGCACGATATTCTCCCGCTTATGTTGTATCAGAAACTCAACCCATTGGTCAAGAAAAATCTGATTTTTGGTTTCAGGTTACGGGATAAGGGGTAAAATATGAAATATCAAGATATTCATTTAGAAGATAAAGATAAATGGGCACAATTTCAAATTTTATATCAGGCTGGTAGTTATGCAGAAGCTATTGCTTTGCTTAAAGAAAATCAACTTGCATCAAAATCTTTAACAGCAACAAATCTTAATGCCTTAACAAATTTTATTGTACAAGTTGAAGGGTTAAGCGACCCTAGTTTTAAAACTAATAAAATTCCTTGTCAAATAACACAACCCACCCAAAACATTGGTGAGATTTGGTTTCAAATTATAGAATAAAGGAGTTGAATTTTTTGGCAACTGAAAAAAATATCGTTATGAAAGAATTTAACGGTACTGATTATGATACTTTGTACCCTAAAACAATAGGTACACAAGTTGATGGTATTTTTACCGCAGAACAAACACTAACTAATAATACAAAGACGCTGTATGGGTTGGGCACGGATGCAGTGCCGGATGATGTGTTTGCGTGGCTTGGGAAGTACAACCAATACTGGTGGAAACAGAGGGTTTATGTGGAATCATCTGGTTACGAAGAGAAGCAGACGGCTGCTTCCGATTCGATATATTTGCAGTATACGTCATCCACAACGACATCAAGAACTATCGAATATGCAGATTCTATTGCGATTGACCAGAGCACCGGAGCAGTGTCTCTTAAAAATCCGTCAACGGTCAAAGTCAGCTACCAAAGCAGTGCGAGCACTCTGAAAAATCTCTTAGCCGGAAAATATATTACGAATGCGCATACGTCTCCATCTAAAATATTCTATATCAAGACCGATATTGGAACCTCTGCATCCTCAACAGTTGGCCAGTTGTCTGTGTCATACGTTGATGATTATTATTATGTGCGAATTACGGCACTTGGGCTTCTCGAAATTACCTCTCAAACGGTAGACACATCGACTATCGGTGATTGGTCATATCTGCAATCGTCTAATCGCAACGCCTATCCTGACAGCGGAATTACAGACGGATATGAGTATATGTATCTTGGAAGGCCTTTTGACAACGCTGTCTTGGCAAATACAAAGGCAGAATTTGCATCTGTTACAAGAACAGGGACAGGAACGAGCACTTTTACAATAACAATTCCGCTTAAACCAAAACTTGTATTTATAGGTGTTGAATCTAACACAACAAGAGTAAAATATAACATTGGATTTGGTGTGTTTAACGATACACGTAATTATGGATTTGGGTTTAAATCTATTTCTTCAAATGGATTTTCAAGTTCCGAGTCTATATCATTTGATGTAACCCAATCTGGTAATAATTATCAGATTAAAATGTGGAATGACGCGCAAATCAATGAAACTGGCTACATTGTAGACTTTGTGTTTGTTGGTTAAGGAGGGCGTAAGATATGAAACTCATTGAAATTATTGCGCTCTCCAACGGGGCGCATAACAATCAGACCTGCGATTTTGAAATGCCTGTTCCTGACGGATGGGCGGTTATTCCAGAGGACATGGTGATTCCAGAAACATTCCCATTTGTCAATATCACGGTGGATGGCACTACCGTAACTTCCATGACAGCTGGCGTTGTTCCAGAACCGGAACCTGAACCAGAACCAGAACCGACAGCGGAAGACATCACCCTTGACCTGATGGCCGAGCACGAAGAGCGGCTTTGTATGTTAGAAATCACAACCGGAATTTGAAAGGAGCAAAACGATGACATCTATATTTAATCTCTGTAAGTTATTGATTCAAAAGGGCCGAACGAACGGCCTTCAGGACAAGATGGACGTGTACCTTGCAGCAGATAGATTGACCACGGAGGAATACAATGAACTGACGGCTATGTTGACCGCAGAAACCACAGAAGAAAAATAAGAAGGGGTGATATAAGATGAATAGAATTCCTTGTGGCGGATTTAATATTGGAGACGGTTTAAGTGTTGACCCTGTTACTCGTACTCTGAGTGCTCTTGGGGGTTCTAGTAGCGCAAATACAATTCATTTCACATGGAATGATGATTATACAGAGATTTTGTCTGCGGATAAAACCGTCTCTGAAATTATCGGAAATGCTACTACTGGTGAGAGTTATGAGTTAGATATTATTGGTTTTTGCCGGGTATTGTACACAGCACCGGCAGATGAGCAAGAGGACGCAGAAGTTGTTTTCTACAGAGTAGAACCAAATCCAAGTTTTAATATGTCTGACGATGTTAGTGGTTGTGATTTATTGGCACATATAATTAAAGGCACAGCAAAAGCCAGCGGAGATGTTTGGAAACATTATACTAATGATTTTTTCATTAACGCGCAGAAAGGAATTGTGCTCAGAAGTCCCGGCAACAAAGTGTTTGAATTAAAGGTAGACGATGAGGGGACTGTTTCTGCAACAGAATTGACCACTTAATCATTTTTAGCGTTAAATTCTTAAAAAAGTCCGGAATGTCCGGATTTTAAAAATCGATGGAATAGAAAGGAAAGGTACATCATGAACAACATCACTGAAATCATTGGCAAGTACACTGCCGGCGAGACCACTCTGGAAGACACCAACAAGGCCCTGAAGGCAGAGGGGGCGGCCTTCCATCTAGACCCCGACCGCAACACTATTGCAGACGATGAACGGGAGCGCTTCGGTCTGCTGGACACTGGCACCGGGTCTCTGGATAAGGTGGAAATTGAGGGCATGAAGCTGAAGAACATGGACGTAGGCGACATGTACGCCCTGTGCACCTTCAACGGAAAGACCTACAAGGTGAAGGGTACAAAGTTGGTAGAAAAGTAATATTTTATAAAATAAAAAACAACAAAGAGTAGTATATAGAATAGAAAATGACACAGTGTATCACTATTACACTGTGTCATTTTTATTACGAAAAGAGGGAAAGAATGGAAAGAATTTCTTATATTCCTTTTGATAAAATTAAAAAGATTGAAATATATATTAATTCTAAAAAATTGACTTTATCACAGATTGTAAAACAAACCGGCTGTGATTATGCTGTAACAGGCAACTTTTATAATTCATCTTGGAAAGCCACTTGCCCACTTAAAAAAGACGGAACTATTTTGGTTAATAGTTCTTATGTGTGTAGAGGTTTTAGATGGAATACTCCTAATGATTTTGGGCAATGTAGAATTCCTACCGAAGCTGAGGGATATGATAATTATTATACATGTTGTACATTAATTGCCAATGGGTCTGCTTATCCTAATAATCTTGTTATTTATAATAAAGATGTTGGTGGAACAAGAGGCCGGACAGGAATTGGAATTAAAGGCAAAAATTTAGTCTTGTATGCAAGTAAAGATGGGACATCTGACGCAAAAACTCCTGAAAAATTAAGAGATTATTTGTTCGCTAAAGGGATTACCGAATTTATTATGGGTGACGGTGGTGGTAAGGTTAATTTCTATGGTGATGGGACTACGATGCAGGGTATTTCTAAGTCACAAAATTTAATTTTAGTATATTTAAAGAAAGGTAATGAAACTACTGCTCAGCCTACGCCCGAGTCAAAACAGGAGGAAACTACTATTACCACAGACACAGGATTTACTATTCAACCAGCCTTTTTAACAAATAATCTTAGATATAAAAAACAAGAGAAAAAGACTAAGACTGGCTATATGCAACATAGTACAGGCACTCCCGGTGCTAGTGCGTCTGCTTTTATTAAAACTTGGAACAGCACAAGTGCGGCGGCTGAAACAGAGTTTATTATTGATGGTACTGGTATTTATCAAATGATGCCAATTGGTATCCGAACATGGCATTGTGGTGGTGCAGGAAATAGCACTCATGTTGGGTGTGAAGTATGTGAACCTCTAAATACTAGGTTGCTTGATGTAAACTGGAAGAATCTAAGTCAAGGTAGTTCTAATAATACTACTTATGCTGTAAAATTACTTCAACAGGAATTACAATCTTGGGGGTACAACCCTAATGGTATTGACGGTATATTTGGGGCCGGAACAAAAAGTGCTGTTTTAGCGTTTCAGAAAAAACAGGGGTTAACGGCTGACGGTATTGTTGGTCTTGGTACTCTTCACGCCTTACAGAAACGTAAGGGGTCTTATTTACTTTATAATACAGTAGAAAATCAAGCTTATTTTGAAAATGTTTATCGCAAGGCCGTTTATACTTGTGCCTATGTTTTAAGACAAATGGGGCAGAAAACCATTGATAAAAATACAGTGCTTTCACACGCAGAGGGACACAGCATGGGTATTGCCAGTGCTCATGCCGATGTGGGACATTGGTGGCCTCAGCATGGTAAATCTATGGACAATTTTAGAGAAGATGTAATTAAGTATGTGAATACTGGTGTATTACCTTATAGTGGTATTGATACTTCTACTGGGACGTCTGATAATGATAAAACTACCGATGCTCAAGGTGAACTTGAATTAGCGTGGGATAAAGCTTGTGATATGGGATTGTTTGATGGTACTAATCCAACTGGTACTGTTACTCGTAGACAGCTGGCGGTTGTTCTTTATAGATTAAATCTTTTAAAGTGAGGGATAAAGATGAGCATTGTAAATATTATTGTTTGTAATTTAGAAAAAGTAGGGTTTGGTGCTCTGCTGTTTCTAGGTGCTTATTTGGCCAATGTATGTTTAGGTGCTTGGCGTAATGTTAAGATTGAAGGGTATGACTTTGATTGGAAATTGATTGGTCAAAGTCTTGTAAAATTTGTTGTTCTTGGTGTAGGCATTGGTTTGTTGTCTATTGTTGTTAGTATTTTGCCTGAATATATGACTTATATTGGTATTGATATTGCTGATGAAACAATGCAGGTATTGGATAGTATTGTAATTATTACAGCGTTTGTTATGGCGGCTTGTAAATATGTGCAAGACGCTTATAGTAAATTGAAAGATATTTTGAATCTTAGTTAAAATCGTTCAGCTTATTTTTCAGTGTCTAGAGCACCTTCTTTTGCGGGGCGTTCTATAGAAACTAAACCTATTAATGTAGAAAACGGTTCAAGATATAACCAAATTGATACTGGACGGATATATTATTTTGAGGCGGAGAATAAGATTTGGTATGAAATGCCTATATTGGGGAAGGAACTTATAGATAAGCAAAGAAAGGATGATTAAATATGGCTAAATTTTGTGGTGGTATTAAGTTAAATAATGAATCTTTTAAGGTGATTAAGGGTGTTATTTGTTCAGTAGAAGACACAGAAGACACAATTGACGTAAACAATACTGTATCTACTTGTGGTCAACTTTGGGATAGAGGTCTGTTTACTGTGAGCAATAAGGTGATTACTATGATAGGAGATGACGAGGGTAATCCGGTTGGTGGTGTTCCTATCTTTCCGATTAAGACTAATTGTGGTATTAATCTTGATGGTCGTTTATTTAAGATAACCAAGGACGGTGTTGCCGAGAAACTAGACGCATATAGGTTGTTTTTAGTACCGACTCCCACTGACGCTACCGTTAAATTAACTGATGCTAATGGTGCTGAGTTGACGTTTAATATTGTTGATTATATAACTGAACTCCCTGACACGTATGCTTTCTTGTTGGGTGAGATTGGCACAGAATATACTTTAACTGTAAGTAAGACTGGTTATGTTACCCATACCGAAACTATTACACAAAAGGCTAAAAACCAAACTCTCAGAATTACACTTGAGGCCGAGGCTGGATAACATATAATTATAGGGAACTTAGATGGATTTTACTCTGTCTAAGTTCCCTATTTTTTTCGATATTCAATTAGCCTTGGCAATCATTGTGTCTAAATTTACTATCATACAAAATTGCTTTTAATTTAATTGTATCATGTACATGAACGGCACAGTCATCAATGTAATAATCAGCTACAATCTTACGGCTGTCAAAGCCTAACCAAGGCACATTGCAGTTTACATAGTCAGGTGTTAGACCTTGGGTTTTTAGCCATTCTACGGCCTCATTTAACTCTTTGCCCTCTCTGCAAGTCCATAGGATAATAGTATGGTTAAGGGCTTGTAGTTGATTGAGGATTGAGATGAGCTCTGTGTTGGGTTCACCAATGTAAGGGTAGTGCGTACCAAGGGATAGAGTTTTGTCGAAATCGACCGCAATAATCATGTTGGCCTCCTTTACTTTCCTGTATGCCCAAAACCCCCATCACCACGCTCAGTAGAGTCAAGTTCGTCTACTTCGGTAAAGGCCACCTGTTCATAGGGCATAAAGACAAGCTGGGCAATACGGTCGCCATGATGGATGATTTGGTCTTCATCTCCATCATTAAAGAGAGGAACAATATACTCTCCTCTATAGTCTTCATCACACAAACCCACTGCATTTGCAGGACGTAAGTGTTGTTTAGTAGCTAAACCAGACCGAGCAAAAATGTAGCCAGCATAGCCTTTAGGGGGTTGTACAGCGAAACCACAACCAATCTTAGCTACTTCGTGAGGCCGGATGGTGATAGAATCAGAAACAACCCTTAATCCATCCACATACCGCACAGTAGTAGAGCCAAGGTCGGCGTATAGGTCTATACCAGCGGCTTTAGCGGAACCGTAGGATGGGGCAATAGCGCTTTCGGAGAGGCGTTTAATCTTAACGTTAAGCATGGTCTACATTCTCCTTGTCTGTAGTAATAATCTTGCCTTTGGCGATAATCTCCTTTAGTTCTTTCTTAGTAGGATAAGCACCACAGCCCTTTTTTCCTTCCGGGCAATATAGCATAGCTTGACAATTAGGCACAAGCCGATTCTCAAGATTGGGTAAAATTTCAAGTACAGCATCTTTTACCAGTTTGGCCAGTTCTCTATGCTTATCTTCTGTGCGTACACAAAGCCGCATATTGCAGAAATGGATTAGGGCTTCAATATCCATGCCAATAACAAAGCTTGCGTGGGTAGCCATTGGTAATACATACCGTGCCGACTCATTGGCCCGTTCATTGGAGCCAGTCTTGTTAAGCACATAATTCTGAATATCAGAATATAGATTGATTGTTTCAATCATGTGTTTATGGTAGCGTTTTAGTAGATAATCATTATCTTTGATTTCTTCAGGGATTTCATAGGCAAAGCTGTGCTTATCTACATAACGGAAAGACTGCACATTCTTCATTACTCCATCTTCATGGCGCACGGCTTGGTCGATAGTGAACCGTGGACAATCATCAACCTGAAACAAGATATATTGGCTACGACTACCAGAGAAATGGCCAGACATCATGCAATGCTTGCCGATTGGGGTGGGGTCATCCATTTTGGTGTCGTAGCAAATTTTGGACGCTTGACCCCACCAATAAAACAGTTTCTTAGATTCTTCAGGGTTTAGAATTGTCACCCTCATCAAAAATCCTCCTCAATTGCTCTGCGAACAAAGATTGTATACTCTCCGTCTTGCACGTTTAGCATACTGTATAGCACTTTGTATGCTTCGTTTTCATAATAGATAAAATCACCCTTGTTAGGAATAATATCAATGTCAAGTGGCATATTAAATAGTCGGGTCTCGTTACCAAATTGGCCAAGATAAACGCCAATGTCTGTAATCTCACTAATCATTATGTTGTCTCCTTTACATATAGCCCACAGTGGCATGGGCCAGATTGGGCATTTTCACGGAAGTCTTTGCACATACATACGGTATCCTGTGTTTTAGTCAAAGCACATGGGCAATAACCATCATTTTCTTTTAGTTTTTCGATAATTTCTTGTCGTAGTTCAATGTCATCGGTTAGTTTAATTTTAATCAACTTAAAACCTCCCCATATTGATTTTCACTTGCCAACATAACTCCAAGTACATCATCATATCTGGCCTTGAGGTTGGGGTCATAACGTCCGTATTTAATAGTAATATTGTGTAGTTTTTTAAGCTCAGAAAGGGGTTTAGGTATCTCATAGGGATAATACCCTGTATAGATTACGAACGTGTCTTGGCATGATTTTTCTCTAAAATAATGTATGAGACCAACCACTTCATCAATTTGAAGCATTGGTTCAAGACCGCCAATAACGATTGCCTTGGTTATATCGTTGCTAATATAGGCTTGATACAGGCTTTCATAGGAAATCTGTTTAATGAGGCCAGAGACAAGTCCGTGGTTCTGACACACGGACTCATCAATGTTAGCCTCATGACAGCATTTCCAATCGCAGTAAGAAGAGATGAGGAACATTGAGGGGACTTTATAATTACAAAAATCTTCAACTACCACATCTCTTAGTGCTATGGTATCCGCCATTACATAATCCCGTCCTTGTTTAGAACATCATACCATTTACGCTGATTAAACTCGCTTTTACGGATGCGCTGATAACCGGAAACGGGGGTATAAAACCCTACCACACGAGCATATTGGTCAGCTATAGGCTTACCACATTGAGGACACTCTTTAGTACCAATAAAGGCGTGTTTATCTTCACAAACGTTAATCTTAGTGGTAAAAGCAAAGTAAATCACGCCTTGTTTAGCCACATAATTCAGCATATCCCAAGCAGCTTCTTCATTAGGAAAGCGGTTCTCAATATCAATGTGAGCAATGCAACCACCGCCACACTTGGCATCAAATAGATGGCCTAAACGACACTTTTCTTGGATAGTACACTTTTCCATAAGAGGAATCCACTGGTTAGAGTAGATGAAATATTTGTTCTGCTCGTATAGTAGATTGTCAGCGGTGCAGATGACACCGGCACAGTTTTCAGCAGGAATCATCTCAATGTTAAAGGTGAAGTCGCACTCAAAATGGTCTTTAACATCATTCATGGTGTCGAGGATTTGACTGGCAAACTCAACGGCCTCATCACTATAAGACTTGTTACCGAATTCATCCGTATTGATAAGGCCAAACAAATCCATGACCTCATACATACCAATACCGCCAATAGTACAGAATTGCTTATCAAGCTCAACAGCGCCGTCTTGATAGTTAGGTAGTAGACCCTTTTCAATGTTGCGCTTTAGGATGTGGCGCATGGAGGTTAGTGCTTTGCAGTCTAGCAACACTCTATCTCGCAGAATGTCTAAATACTTCTTCTTGTTCAACTTGCTTTCGTAAGCAATACGCACAAGGTTGACAGTGCTTACACGGCAAGAGCCAACAGAAAGGGCTGTGCCACCAATAGAGTTGATAAAAGCATCCAGCTTATTAGTATCACTGAGCAAACGGCAACAGTTAGACAAAACGCCCACGTTATCACTTACAAAGAAGTTACTATCAGACCACTTAATGTTGTGATTGCTGCACCACCGAGCAAAGTCCTCATCTACGAATTTGCCGTCTTTGTATAGTAGAGAATAGGTTAGCACAGGATAAGTGAACATCTGTTCTTCACGAATGTCACTCACAACCTCCATAAATACCTTTTGACACTCAAGCATTTCCTCAATCTGGTCGATGGCAAAAGTGCCGTCAGGGAACTCCATACCACCAAACAGGCTTTCAAGATAAGGTCGGTCAAAGATACTTACGTTGGTAAAGCTGGCTTGGTCGATGCGTAGGAAGGGTTGGTTTAGACGATAGATTAGTTTTTGGAAACACTGTCGTAGATAAGTGTCAGGGTCTTTCAAATAGTATCCATTCTCAATATCGTGCTTCCAGAAATAATAGGCCCAAATCAGAACATTGGGCATACCTACTGCACCAGACTGACGATTAGATAGGAACGATACAAACTCAATAACATCGTCAAGATAAGTGGTGAGGTGTTTAGGGGGTTGGTTGTTATAGTCATTGATAAAGAACAGCCCCTCAGTAGCAAGGCGAGTAAAATCATTTGCCCAACAATATGGGAAATAACTGGCTGTCGCACTATCATTTAGATAAAAACCCTTACTAAACTCCTGTTCAAGCCACTGTTTGGCTGTTCTTAAACCCCAACGTTTTTTGATTTCAGTAAAAATTTTATTTAGACCAAATAACTTATCTTCAGACTTACCTTTTTCAGTCATAAAAGAACGAATGTCCTTGTGCCGCGCATTGGCATTGGGGTCAATAGTTGCATCGGCCATGGTATCTTCAGCAACAAACTTATCAAGGAACTCAGAGAAATCAAGTTGATTTGGGTGTAGACCATTGATGTATTCAAAATCTTCTCCGTACTTTTTCTTTAAGTCCTCAAGACAACGTTCAAAGTCTTTGCTTAGTTTAAGTGTAATATCCAAACTTTTATCCCTCCTGATTTTTTAACCACTCGACCGCTTGAGTAAATGTATAAATTTTACCATCAACCTCAAGTGCTGGTGCTGTTAGCAGACCCTTAGACAACATAACATCAACATCATTGTTTTCTGTATAGTCGATGTTAGCCGCTTTAAGTTTCTTTTCAAGAATATTGCACTTGGGGCAATGGGTTGAGTAAAATGTGACCATATTATCCTCCTTTCTTTGAGTTAAGATGATAATTATATCATAAAAATATTACATCAATATTAAATAAATGTAAACATTTTATGAACTTTAATCAAGCTCGGGGCTATCATCCTCACAACCGGCAATCTCAAGCCCCTCTGAGCAAGTACCACAATAATTGGGCTTGACTGTATAATCAAAGCCATATTTGTTTTGGTAGTCATTAAGCACTTCTTCAATGGCCTCAAACCCAGTGGCCTGATGTAGTAGGGTTTTTGCCTTTCCGATAACATTACAAATGTCTACTTCATCATCGACCTCGATAGAGTGGTAATGTGTCACGGTTTCAGCAATCACATACTTTTTCATTTGTTATCCTCCTTTTGTAAACCTTTAATATGGTGATAGATAGAATTAGCACAATCATCGCATACATCTGTAAAACACAAAGAATAATCTGTCTGGTCATATTTGAGTAAACAACAAGTGCTAACGTTAGACGAGATACTTACGTTCCAAGATTCTCTAATATCTGTAATTTCTTTACCACATACGTCACAAATTGTCTTTCTCATTTAAATCCTCCTTTAATAGTTCTGTGGGCATTATAAAATCAGTGTGATTGGGAGCATATTTTTCTAATACCACCTCTATCGCTTTATTATCACCATAATAATTAGCATATCTAAGTAGTGTGGTGTATTTGATGTGCATTTTCTCTGCCCAAATTGATACTGTAAACGAATAATTTTTATAAGACAGAAAACGATTTCGATTTGTATTATTAGCTTGTTCTTTTCGAGTAGCCCATCTGCAATTTTCCGGGCAATAATTATCTTTTACATTTACTCTTTCGATTGTAAGCATATCATTATATCCAGTAATTTCAGCCCACTGCTTGAATACAAGAAAATCTTTTTTCCATTCATCGCACACGTTTATGCCTTTAGCACCATAAAATTTATATGCCTTACAATTTTTATCATAACAACGGCGTAACATATTTCTATATGTTTGATATAATCGAGTTCCGCCCCCATGATGAGTAACAAATACCTCTTCATGCAGACAACCACAAGAGCGTGTGTTGCCTGTAGTTAAACTATCTCTCCTTAAAAGAACTGGTTCACTACCGCAATCACACTGGCAATACCATTGAGAAGCAATACTTCCTTTAGGAGAGCAATAATTCTTTCCTTTTCCAATTACTATTAATTTGCCAAAACGCAACCCTGTTAAGTCTATTGGGTATTTTGTTGCAACAGTTCCTTTAGCCATGTATCCCGCTCCTTATTTTCTGCTCGTCCAAGCCCCTCTTTTATTGCTTCTATATCTCCCAATTCAATTAAGTATTCTTTTGCTCTACTATCTGCAACATAGAGTAAGTTACGAGATAAAAGCCTTTTGTGCATGGGGCTTGTAATCACAATCACCGCCTTAGCCTCGCTACCCTGACTCTTGTGAATACTAATAGCATACCCAAGTAGTAGGTTATTCATATAAGGCCCATAAATCCTTGCCATACCACTATCAAACTCAACGGCCATAACAATACCTGTATCAGTCTCTTTGATATACCGGATATAGCCCATATCGCCATTCATAACCATAATGTCGCTCATGCTCTCAACTAAAGACCCATCTTCATCAATCCTAAAGCAAGGGCAGTGGTATTCGTTGTGGGTATTGATTACCTTATCACCCACCTTGAACATGATTTCCTCGCCACCACTTATCTTACGAATAGCATTGGTATCAGAGTTTGGGTTATATCTGGATTGAATGGCCTTATTGATTGCTACTGTACCAACCGGGCCTTTGTTGAATGGGGATAGTATCATTATATCATCTTTAGTGTATTTGTCAAGCAGAGAATCATAGGCATCAAGGATTTGTGTCATAGGGTTATCATCAAGAGAGATAAACTGATAATCAGGATAATTGCTGTTTTGTCTTGGGCCAATCTTACCTTCACGGGTATCCGTGGCTACCGTAGCAAGACCGGATGAACCGTACCGGAAAATCTTGGTTAATGTAGCCGTAGGAACAACGCCTGAATCAATGATGTCTTGTACAACGTTACCACAAGAAATAGAGGCCAACTGAGCCTCATCGCACACAAAGATAAACCGTGTGTTAAGCTCACACATATTAAACAGCTTAGACAGCAAATGAACGCCCACCATACTACACTCATCAATAATGACAAAATCAGAGTCGATATGAGCCTCTTGAGCCAATACCATGTGAATAGTGCTTGCGGGTCGTCCCGTTGTTTCTCTTAGGCGTTTTGCTGCTTTGCCTGTTGGGGCAAGCTGGGTATAGTCTTTGTGGTTGGCCTCAAGCATTAACACCAATGCCTTCATTACTGTACTTTTACCAGAACCACCATAGCCCCTCAACATAGCAACCATGTGTTCGTTGGCTAAGGTGAGGATTTGCTTTTGCTCATCTGTACATTCAAACCCATCAACGCTTGTAAAGTCATTAACATTCATGCCTAAGTTGCAATCTTGCTTTTTCTCTAAGGCGAGGCGGTCAAGGATATTCTCAGCAATATTGACTTCGGCTTCATAGGTGGCCTTATTACTGGAATATTCTTGTTCTGCGTCATAGTAGATTCTTTCACTATTGCGCACAGCATCCCTTACATACTTAGCGCACTCAGGCACTTTTTCCTCGGCCAATTCCTCAAGCAAGTCTGTATATATTCTTGTGTCGCCCTCATCTTCATTTTCTTGCAGAATAGCCAAACAAGCAAACTCGCAACGCTCCTTAGAATCAATCAAATCAGGCCGCTTGTCTAAGACATATCTATCAGACTTGTCAAAGGAATAATTAAGCAAATCAAAGAAGATGTGATAAGGGCTTGACTCAAGAGCTTGGTTTAGTTCTGCTGGGGTGGCGAAAATATCAATCAACTTCTTAACATCACTATCATTTTCAATACCCCAATCAGAGGCAAGAGGTAAGAACTGAATGGTAGTGAAATAGCCCTTGATTTTATTCACATATTCCTCAAACCGAACAGGGCCAACATTGTAAATTTTCTTATGGTCAATTTCTTCCTCACGCCCATCAAGTACCATCTGAACAAAATCAGGGTATGCTTCATGTACATACTTGGGTTGGTTGCCATCACAGATATGGCGTAAGATTTTTAGTTCTTGCTCAGGCGTGATTTTAATGCCCTCAGCACTAACGTCAATATCAGTGAAACCAATTAAAACATAACTTGCTGGATATTTAGCCCTTTGGTTCTCTCTGATTTCAAGCTCGTATTCATCGCCCACATCGACCATGCCGAGGTTAGTTCCGGCTAAAGTAAAGTTGTTGTATTGATTGAGCATTAGGTTGGGGTAGCTGCCAACAGGCTCGCAACTTAGGACTTTGTAGCCGTTAGACGGATTGAAGAAAATCCGCTTGATTGGCTTTAGTTTGATTTTAATGCTCATCGGTGCCTACTTTCTTAAATTCTTTAACTTCGCCGTTAATCATTTTGATATAATAGATGTAATCGTTATAAGAAATAATACGGATTCTGACATTCTGGCCGCTATAAAGGACAAAACTTTCATCGTTAATAATGTCGCCGTATCTAAGCACGTCTTTGTCGGTAATTTCGTCAATTAAATAAGATGGAAATACGTAACCATCTTCTACATCACAGAAACTATTATCAAATCTTTTTTCAATGTCTCTAACTTGTCCCCATCCAGCCCAAGTTTTATCAACACCCCAGACCCTGTCATTGGCGAGTTTGGGATTCTGTTCTCTGGCCAAAACCTTGGCCTTAGCGGTTTCGTAGTCCATAATTTTAGCTTTCATAAAAATTACCTCCTGTTTGATTGTGGTTTAAGTATAACATCAAACAGGAGGTTTGTCAAGGGATTATTTAATTTTCTTCAGTGTCTCTTTCTGTGGTCAATTCAAGACTACCATCATCATTTATTCCATCCACTCTAATCACCTTATAAGGAAAAACGCTACGGCTATAATTCTTAATTCTAAAATCATCACCGTAACGATAACCTGTTAAGATAAGCCCTTGGCCTCTTGCAAACCAAGATTTATCTGTAACAGTTTTAGAGCCATCGGGGTTAATAATAGACATTTGCTGTTTCATGTAGCTATAAAGTCCACCATCAAATTTCACGTTAACAACGTTATCATGGTAATCAAGAATAGTAACAATATGGTTATTGTCATTACGGGCAAGTACCACGCCTATAATTTGGCTCAAAGCAAACTGTTTCCACTCACGCCCTTTAAAAGACTGAGTAATAAATACTGGTTCTTCTGGTAATTGCTCAAATGGTGTAATGTTGTATTTAACTGCATCTACATCAGCATATTCATGCTGTTTTGAATAGAATGAGCATGAATCTAGACTCCACCTATTTACATCTAACCCATCCACACTCTCAATCATGCTTTGTTTGGCTCTGGCCTTGTTAAACTTATCCAAGAACTCGGGCGTATTGATATAATCTTTTAGCGTTTCAATAGACGGCGCAAGCAACTTTTCAAGACTTTTGTCAACAACAACCCAATTTTCAGCATCACTATCAAACCAATAATCTACGCCTTCGGTTAAGCTGTTCTTGCAACGAGCGTTAAAATAACGCTGTGCCATATCATCGAGCCAGTATAGGGTTTTGCTCTTAAACTTGGGGTGGGGGGCGAACTTGAACTGTCTGCTGCATACATACTTTCTAAAGTTATATGGGCCAATGATAGACTTGGGAATGGGTACTCTTGCGGCCTTGATTTGGCCTATATTGTTCATAGCAAGAGATGTGACGTTGGGCGTGGATAGGACAAAATATTGTCTCATCACAATGCGTCTGTCAGGCTCAAATTCATCAAAACACCCAGCCTTGATTAGTTGGATAAACTTAGACTTGGTGATAAGTGAGCCTTTGTAGGCGTTTTTATTGTAAAAGTCGGTAAAGGATGTGTAGGGGCGATTGGAAAGGATTTGGCGAGAAATATCAATGTTAATACCAGCTATACCACCAAGCCCAAACAAGATAACACTGTCTTTTTCACGAGGGGTAAAGTCGATGTTAGAGTCATTGATAGATGGGGCATGAACCCCAACGCCATACTTTTTCATCTTGTAAATAGCCTTGGCCATTTCGCCATAGTCTGTTGAGCCTGTATTTTCTTCGTTTGTACCAGACGCTTCTACAGACAAGCAAGCACAGTTCCAATACACACGAGGATAGTAATAGTTAAGGTTAAGCTCTTGCAGTGCGATGATAGAGTAACTATAAGAGTGTAATTGGCTGAAAGAATAGCCCATACTTGCTGCAAACACTACGTTCCAGATATAATCAGCAAAGACTTCTCTTGTACCTTGACGTTCACAGCAATCAAAGAACAACTGTTTAGCTTCAGCCTGTAGTTTTTCATCCTTCTTAGCGATAGATTTGCGGAGTTTATTAGCCTCTTTAAGCGTATAGCCAGCGGTATGCTCATCCATACTCAACCGCATTACCTTTTCTTGACTATCGGCCATGCCATAAGCGTCTGCAAGGTACTTCCACAAAATAGCCTGTTCGTCTTTGTTTAGGCCAAAATCAGTTGTATCTTTCAACCAAGCGTCTTTTGACTGTTTATAGCGGATATATCTGTCAATAGGCGTTTCGTCTGCATTGTCTGGCATAAGGCGAAGTAAGCTATTTGCGGCTGACAAATCCATTACACTATGAGGATGGGTAGCAGACAGGGCTTTGGTGCTGATTGGGGTGTCAAACTGAAATACAGAATAAATAGTGGGTAGAATATCCCACATATCGGATGTTTTGTAATCCAATACGTCAGGATGCACCCATTTATAGTAGGTTTCTTTTAGTGAGCCTTCATCCTTAATCTTGCCATTCTCAAGTAGATAGTCCATTGTACGGTGAATCTTATCTGCGGCTTCGACCGTGAGCATATCGAACTTAATACATCCAGCGGCCTCATCATCCCATAGGTCATAACAACTAATTAACGTTCCATCTGCTGAACGCATAGCGGCTATATAGTCTGTGTAAGGGGTATTGCATACAAGTACACCGGCTGCATGAGTACCACGGTTGGTAATCAGCCCTTCAAGAGCCAATGCAGACTCAAGTAGATGCGGGTATTGGCTTAGTTCTAACTTGAGGCCGGGGGCTGGGCTGATACCCTTGTCTTTATTGCCGTACACAGCATCTTTTAGTTTACTAACTTTACCACGGTTGACAGGAATTAAAGACTTAAAATAAGCCGCCTTATCGTTGGGTATGTCAAGACCTTTACAAGCTCGTTCAATGGCTGTTTTAGAGGAAATTTTAGAGAATGTGCCTACGTTAATGACTTTATCCTTGCCAAAATATTCCTTCATCTTGTCAACTATAGCTTTTTTCTTTGAGGCTTCTGAGTCATTGTCGATGTCCGGCAGTTCAACGCCACGTTGATGATTCAAGTGTCTCCAACTTGGCATATAATCACCCAACGGCACAGGGTCAATTTGTGTGACCTCAAGCAGATAACACGTTAAGAACCCTGCTGCACTACCTCTTGCTGGCATAGCTAAACTACCAGCTTGCCAAATAAGCTCAATAATCTCTGACATGGTCGAATAATAGCTAGCCATAGACGTATCAAGCTGTTCGCTGATAATCTTTAGCTCTTTCCACTCTTCATCCAATCGAGCGATATATTGTTCAATAGGTTTGCCTTTATTTACAATTTTGTCTTGAAGACCCCGTTCAATCTGGCTGAAAAAATATTGTTCATGTATTTCGGGCCGATTAGAATACCAACCAAAGTTTGGGTACTTATCATAATAATCACTGAATACATGACCAATAGTAAAGTCTGGTATCTTGTCAAGTGGAAGTTGCGGGATAATTGGATTGTGCTGGATATTGTAGCCTTTAATTCTTTCACCTAACTCACAACTCCATTCAAACATTTGGTCAATTTGAGCGTCATTAAAATCAATCAACAGATGTTCTCTTAATTCGGCCTCATCCATAAGATAGGCCGTGGCATAGAAATCATCAACCTCTCTATCGCCCTCTTGTGACTGTAAATAAACCTTATGGATAAAAGCGTCCTCTTTACGGAGGTAATGAGAGTCGGTGGTTGGGATAATCTTGAGATTATGATACTCAGCTGTTTGCCACAGCAAATTATTGACTTGACTTTGTGGTGTATTTTTATCACTCGCCGGTTGACATTCAATATAAAAGTTGCCTTTACCAAAAATATCAAGCAACTTTTCTACCTCTAAACCAACCTTCTTAATCTCATTGTCAAGTAGCAGCTTATCAATCCTTGACCCTAAACAAGCTGTGCTGGCGATAACATGGCCTTGATTGGGCTTGATAATTTCCTCAAGGTCACTATAATAAGTGGGTCTACGAAACATCTTGCCTTGTCGCCACGCCCTTAACCAAGCACGAGTTGATAGTAGGCGTAGTTGGTGGTGGCCTTCAGTATCAAGAGCAGTTAAGATAAAGTGATAATAAGGGATGGTGTTAGGAATTTGGCGGTTGAGGTAATCTTCTTCCTCAGTAAGCAAATATACCTCATTGCCCAAGGCTAATGTAAATGGCCTATCCTTTTCCATCTTATCATAATAATCTAATGCCTTGATATGGCTTGAGATACCCTCGTGTTCTGTAATGGTGATACCGTTCAAACCAAGGTCATAAGCACGTTGAATCAAATCAGGGATTTTACAGATAACATCAGGGAACCCCAATAGAGCATTGCTCATATCTGTGTGATTATGGTTGTTAAAGTAACTCATCCAACCCCTCCTAAAAATTAAACCGTAGATTTCTCCACGGTTTAATTGTAACATATTTAATTATGGTTGTCAAGTGATTTGAAAAAAGTAATCAAATACAGCTTTTTTAATAAACTGAAGCACTTGCATTGTTCCGGCCTGAATAGTATATTTAGTCATTTCTGGCGAGTGCTTATAATTATAATACAACTTATGAACTTCACTACCCAAATCACAACTAACGCAAATAGTTAAATTGTAATTAAATTTCACCATAATATCATATCGACACATTAAATCTCCATAATCGTTATGACGCAATTCAATTTGGCCTTTAACCTCATTTTTTAGTTGACAAACAACCTCTTCAAGAAATTCTTGATAACTTGAGAATGTCATACTCAATCCTCCGGCAAATCAATATGGCACCAGCGGTCTGTGGATTGCACTGGGCTAGTAGCAAGTCCGTCATACCAGTATCCATTGCGCAACACAGCAACAAAACAACCCAAATCTTCTCTTTGACCAACTACAATTGTACTTATAAGTACATACTCATCCGACCCAACCTGATAATCTTCAACTTTATGCCATTTCATTAACTTTCTCCTCCAACCGATTTACGGCCTCAATAATCTCATTAAATTTATCTACTACTTTATTATAGTCAAGCCAATAAGCCTTACCTTGGATTGTACACATTGCCCAGAAGCCTTCCTTTCCGTCACTTCTTGTTTCTTTTAGTTTAAGGTCATTTTTTTCTAAATATTCAATCATTCTTACCCCTCAATTCATTCACGGCTTCGACAAGTTCATTGATTTTCTTAATAACCTCACGAGAATCAAAGAAATACTCGTCACTATCAACAGCCTCCTCTAAAACCCAAGATTTTACCAAAGGTTTAATCTTGCTATCATCCTTCTTAGCAAAATCATACTGGCCGATGCGGACAAAATTATGAGGCAATTCTTGAATATTACCACTCCATTCTGTCTGAGTTCCCTCATCCCATTGAAACACAAAACAATGTTCACTGCTAAAGGTTGGACTCATATATTCTTTAACATACCCGTGCATTGTACCATTTTTATTGGACAAAGCAACGTAATCCCCTACATGGAATTCATATTTCATCAAAAATCATCCATCCAGCTTTCTTCACTTTCTTCCTTATCCTCAACCTTACTAACCTCAAATTGCTTAATCTTACCTTGAGGCTTGACCACGCCATTCCATTCATTCGTAGACAAAGTTACAATCAAAGACAGGCTTTTTTTGCCCTTTTGTATCAACTTGTCTACTTGTTCAGGGGTGGCCATAAACAACAAAAAATCAACGCCATTTACTGTAATTTTTACTGTTGTAGTACGCTTTTCAAAGACCTGTACGTTGGTTTCGTCAATCTCGGCATTGATGTAGAAGGTGGGTTCTCTAAGCCCTTGACCCCACAGTTCAGCATTATCCTCACAAGCCTTACAGAGTTTATTATTGATTTGCTTAGGGGCGATATATCCGGCCACATCAATCTCAGGCTCAAGCGGGAAATCAGCCTCATCAAGATAAGCAATCAAACGGTTAAGGTTAGACTTACGAACCAATACACCAGCAGCTTGATTATGACCCATAGCCTTGGCCAAACCAGACTCATTAACTACGTCAGTCAAATCCACTGGGCTTCTTAGGCTACCAGACCATGTTGTAGAGCTTGCTTGACGTAGTAGAATAGTGGGCTTATTGTATTTACCTTGGAACTTATTGGCAATCAGGCCGATTTGGTTAGCTAACCTACTGTCACAGAATCCAATAATTACCTTATGGTCGAGGTCGAGGGTAGGCTCAACATCCTCTACGGCCTGTTTTACTGTCTCTGTCTGTAGGCGGTGAGCTGAACGGCACATCTTTAGAGCAGACTCAATATCGCCATGCCCACTAAAAGCATCAAACAGCTCATGCTTTTCATCTGTTTCTTCCTTGCGGCACACGGCATTGATTAGTGGAATCATGGCCCAACTATAACCAGTAGGCGTTAGGCCATAACGCTTAACTGCTGAGGGCAACATGGCTTGGATTAGGGGGTTTTGGACGTTGTGTAGACCATTGTGAACATAATATCTGTTCTCTAAGGCCGTCAGGTCACAGCTATCAGAGATAATAGACATGGCCACAAGGTCATCTACATAGGGGATAAACAAACCATATTTCTGACAGTAATACTCAATAAACTTGGCCGTTACACCAGTACCAGACAAAGCCGTATTCAGCCCTTCGCCCAAGTGATGATTGATAACAACAGCCCAAGGGTTGTCAACCTCAATCTTATGATGGTCTAAAACCAAGGTATGGCATCTGTGCATTAGCAACTCTTGACATTCATCAGCGTCATTCGACACAGCATCTGGCACAATTAGCAGTTGGCATCCATCCTCAATAATCTTGGGTACAACATCATCTGAGGCCGACTTTCTTAGGCCGTGTGCCTTGCCTTTACGGATGTAGATAACAGGGTCAATGTTGTATTGGGCGTTAAGGAATTGACGGACAATAGTTGCAGAACACATTCCGTCACAGTCAACCAATTATACCCTGCCTTTCGGCATACTTTAACAAATTGTTGTTTAATTATGATATGGCAAATCCAAATATTTTTGATATTTGCGGTCAAGATAAATTGGAGAATCTTTATAAAGATAATTTATAATCTTCATACATTGCTGTTTACCAGCAAAATTCAAAGTCCTCCAAGTGCCGTCTTTGCCTTCATGTCGTTGATGTAATTTTCGTTGCCCAGACCCAGTATCGGCTTTTAAGATAATTTCATTTGTTGTTAAATGACTCTCTATAAAATGCAATAGAGATTCACTGCCACCAAATGTTATATTCATCTTTTGGCCATAAGCTCCTTGGTAAGCAACAAAACTACCATCAGCGTCAAAAACGCCAAGAATAAAATATTTTTCATATTCTTTTGGTATTGCCTTAATAACCAAAGAAATATCATGGCGTCTTGGCACAATACCATAATCTTTATATAATAAAGAACATAAATGAAGATTAGTGACAAAAGCTCTTGCTTCTAATCTCGGCTCTTTATTAAAGCCGTTTGATTGGTAAAAATGAACTGGGTAATTACTTTCTATACAATCCAAAAATTTCTGTACATGAGAAGCATCGCTCTCTTGCAACGCCAGTTTCAAGTTATATTCAATTCGCACACAGCCGTTAGGTTGTTTACGTTCTCTTTTGGCAATATAACCATCAGCCCAAATGAATCCTAACCAATATGCTTTATCAGGCGTATCAATTTTGTCAAAATAATTAAAATTTGCTTTATAACTTGGCATACTTACACCTCCTTCCTTGTGAAATTAAACAACAATTTGGGTTTAGACTATACAATTTTCAGAGGTTATAGTCGTTGAGCGTCCCTCATTCCGATACTTGAGGTGTCGTTGCGTTTGATTGTCCAATCCTTAATGATGTTACCGTACCGTTCCCGTTACTGAACGCCACATATATATCCCTATATATGCTTGGTTATTAAGGCTCTAAGGAGTTCCCCGCAGTTTATCTCTTTTAAGGTGGACTATTGACTATTCAATCCACCAGCAAGCCAATCTTCCAATCATCATCAACTGCTTGCTTTAGCAATTCAGCCCCTTTATCCATATTAGGATAGAATCGGGGATTGTCTAAGCATCCTTCTTCTGGATTTAGATATAAGTTGGTTTGTTCAATACCATGAGCTTGTAGATAATCCTCAATAAACGTAGAAGGGTTAATTTTAGATAGTAGTGGTTTTACTCGCATAGTAGCACCTCAAGGTCAGGCCACCTCGCATACCAAGCATCCTTATAACTAGGCCATTGCACAAGGCAAGTATTATCATTACAAACAGAGACAACCTCGCCGATTGTGCCCTGTGAAGGATAAAATTCAGGGCTTTCCAAATGCTTTTTAGCATTAAGATAACGCACCTTACTACCAACTTTAACATTATCTTCGGTTATAGGAACCCAATGTTCAGTCTGTTTAGGCTTAGTACACTTAGGCTGACCAATAATAAAACTCCGACCAAGTTGACCACGGATGTAGCCGCTTTTATACAATGTGGCTACAAAATGCAACCATGCTTCATATCCCTCGCTATTAAGATAATTATTCCAATCATAATAAGGGCAAAGTTTTTCCAACTTAGGCACAAGCATCTCAACAATCTGCTTATCAGTATACTGTTCGTACATATAAAAACCTCCTCATATAGGCAAAAGCCTTTTGATGTAATGATAATACCACACCAAAAGGCTTTTGTCAAGGGCTATTTTTAATTTTTATATCTAAACAAAAAAATTTTATTCAGCCAATTCTTAGCTTTTTTATCATAGCAAAAATAAATATTACCAAATAGACGTTTAACACAGGTATCTTTTAAGTAATTCATAACATCTGGTCTAACGGGCTTAAAACAATATCGCACAAATCGCCAAATACTATAAGGAATAAATGAAATAACAAACCAAACAGCAACCCAAGGCGTAACAAAAACTGCCATTAGGTTGGTATTTGCTTCATCATCAAGAAAATAAAATAAAGAAGCAATAATATAACAGGCCAAAAAGCCTAACAAAAACATTTTCATAAATACCTCTCTCTACTCTCCCATAATTTATCCCATGTTTCTTTATCTCTATCACTTGCGTTTTCTTTTGGCCCCAACAACTCACCAGTATCATCCCACACTATATCAACCTGACAATACCCTTTGAACATATCACACAGCCGTCTTACAGACTTACACCAATCTTCAAAGAAAGCATCGTCTTGGCCAATGAAGTCACAATCCGGCACATACACCACCCGTTTAACGCCCATCTTGATTAATTGGTTTCTGCGTTGCATACCAAGTTGATGACCATACATAGCAAGCGCACATGACTTGGGGCCGAACCATCCATCTAACTTGAGGACGAACTTCTCTGACTCGCCTAACCAAACCTCCCCAGTTTGTTCAATCATAGGCTTGTTATAGTTAATCCCATAAAACACCTGATTAGTATTAAACTTATAACATTGTCCATCCAATGTAATCAATGGCATATACTTGGCCTGTTCAACTCTATCCTTATCCCAATTTCTTACTCTAACCCCAATTAACCTTGCCTCGTCATCAAAGCATGGTATCACAGTCTGGTTACAACGCTCATAATATCGTATCTGATATTTGGCCATTGTTTCTTCGCTTATACCCTCGTCTATCCATGCTTGAGGGTATAGTGGGGGTAGAGTATTGATAATGTTGCGGTTATACTCAGGCAATTGATTACCATACTTTCTTACCCTAACAAACCGCTCAAGCTCAGACCAGTCATAAACATGGTTGTTTGTAAGGGGCTTGGTTATCTTGGTTGTGTCAAGGCCAGTTTTCTCAAGAATCCAGTTGCAAGCATCAATAAATGAGCAAGTTTGACCAAGCAGATTTAGGCGGGTTTGGACAAGAGCGATTGCATCATAAGCTCTTCCGGCTGAATACCCTTGGAATATCTTCGTGTCAGGATAAAAGATAAGGCTTGGGCTACCATCAAATGGATTCTTATGTCTATCTCCGCTATAACAACGCCACTCAGTATTGCTTTTACTAAAGATAGGGATACCAAGCTCACGAAGGATAAGGTCGTAATGAGCCAAAGTGAGCATTTTTTTTAATTTTTTAACGTCCACTTTGGCCACCACTCTTACCTCACTTTACATAAGTATCTCGAAATTCTTTAATTCCTTCAACCAATGCCCCTACATCCTCAACACTACTATCCTCACCGAAACTAACCCTAATAACCTCACTGGCCTCATCGTTACTTAAACCATAGGCATTTAACACTCGATAATCATGCTTTTCGGCACAAGCAGAACCACCAATGGATACATAGATTTGCTTAAAGGCAAGATATTGTTGGAGGGCATCTGCATTAAATCCGGGTAGGCGAATGGCGTTGATTGCTAAAGCAAACTTATTAAAAGGCTCGTTATCTTCATATTCTGGAATAAGCTGGAAATCAACATTCTTTTCAACCAAACCGTCAATTAGATGGTCTAATAGTTCTCCATAATGAATCATATTTTGGCCTAATTTACGACTATCATAAGCATCTTCAACCGCCTGAGTCATAGCCAATACACCAGCAAGATTAGGTGTGCCATAGAGCTTAAAACCATTAAGCCATTTGTCTAAACGGTCAGATACCCAACAACAGCCGACACCAAGTTCTGTCCCAATTTTATGCCCCGAAAAGGCATAAAAATCGCACCAATCATCAATATTAGGCTCAATAGGCGTATGCCCAACCTGCGCCGTACCATCACAGATGTAAAATCCGTTATATTTATGAATAAGTTCACCAATTTGCTTAGTTGGGAAAATTTCACCTGTAATATTTTGTACGGCTTGCCACATTACAATCATTTTACCATAGTTTTCTGGCATATTGGCGATATTCTTAGATAATTCGCTAATATTTTTGACTGAATCGTAAGCATATCTATAAAAGCTATTATGCTCATAGCTAGAACAAATCACAGTATTTCTTTTAGCGCGATTCATCAAATTCTCAATCAACTGACTACTCGTGCCACCAAAAACAACCTTGCCACTCTTAGCCCCAATAGCCTTTTTTACTCTGTTCTCTGCTTCAGCTAGTAGGCGTTTTTCCTTGTAAGCATAGTTGGTGTTTGGATTAAGGAAAGGCCCATAAGCTGAACTTGGGTACTTAACATAAGGGTAGGTTGCGGCATAGTCAAGATATACCATATTACCCTCCAATCAAATGCAACACATCAAACACAACCCCTGAAAAACAAATTCCACTCACAAAACAACCTACACAAGAAGAGCTATATCGCTTGTCTTTATAAGCAGTCTTAGCCGTCCACAGATTAACAAGGGCCAAAATCAACAGTAATCCAGTCAACACAATCTCAAACATTTTCTTTCTCCTTCATTTTCTTAATTTCTTTCCGCAAACGTTGAGCTTTTCTACGCCAATTGCGGTTAGACTTCTGTAAGTCAGCAATCTTTTGAATGGCAAGGGGCATGAGAGTAGATGCTTCACAAGGGGAATACTCAGGTTGGTTATATTCACAAGCGAAACACGGCTTGTCACAATCTTGTGTACAGCAACGCATAGCCTTAATCAGATTATCCATACTTATCTCCTATTCAACCAGTTATCTAAGATGATAAAGCCTATAGCAATTAAAGCCACCGGCCAAAATACAGCCAATACAATGATTGCAACAAGCTCCTCAAACTCATCCATCTTATGACCGCTATTGCCAATCACAATATTAGCCAAATAAATACCTAAAAGCACATACACTAAGAAAGCAATAATCTCTCCCATATCAATCCCTCCATGTCTGATATTCTATTGAACACTCAAGAGGCGTGGCACGGCCTTCAATCTCTTGATACTTAATCATCTTAACTCTCATTGGGCGACCTGTCTCTTTAAGTTGTTGACACAACTGCATAAACTGGCCTTGAGCCATCTGCTCTGGCATAGACATTCGCTGACGCTGGACAAGGGCGTTGCCCTCATAAATTTCCACAAGATAATCTGTTGTATCGAATAGACTGTTTATGTTAAACATCATACTTTAGTCCACCCCCATTCATGTTTAGCACAACGAACTTTAATCTTTTTTGTTGTGTTTTGGTCATTTATCGGCTCAAGTTCATCTTCTTCATACCAAAAACAAGTGTTATCAGGAAAGCTATTAAGAGAGACAATAGAACCTTTAGGAAACTCCACAAGAAAGTTAGTGCCCCAATAGTTAATTTTAAGTATTTGGCCAACAGTGTCGACAGGTGGACTCCAATATCCTTCTCGGCCCACATATTTAACCATTTGACCGACATGGAATTTTGCCATAATAAGCCGCCTCCTTTTCTAAGATACTTGAATTATATCATAAAGGAGGCGGCTTGTCAAGAGTTAAATATACAGTTTTGAGTCTTGATTTACAGCTACAACACGGCTTGATTTACCCTGTTCTACTAATTTTTCTTTGAGCGTTTTAGCAAAGGACACTTTACCATCCATGTCACCATGAACCAGACAGACTTTATTGTATCTCAGTGCAGTAAGATAATCCATCAGTTCTTCATAACTTGCATGGCTCGACCAAGACCGCAACTCAACAATCTTGGCCTTATTTTCAAGCACCACACCATTAACCTCTACAAATGGCTCACCAGATTTAATCTTAGCTGCAAGGTTTTGTTCACCACTATAACCAATGAACATAAGAGTATTATTAGGATTGGGCAGAGCTGTCGTTAGGTGGTTTAAAATCCTCCCCCCGGACAAAAAACCGCTGGCCGAGAGGATAATACAATGCTCATTAGACATCTGTAATGCCTTGCTATCCGTTGCCTCACTGATAAACTTGAGTCTTGGCCATTTCATTACTCTTAACCACTGTTCAGTCTCAGGCCAAATATTGCTAATCTTAATGGCCAGTGGGCTATCAAGATAAACGGGGATGTCAGGTAACAACCTATCCTCCCACATCTCATATAACACTGTCAATAGCTCTTGGGTCCGCTGTAGAGAAAAGCAAGGGAACAAGATTCTATGACTGTCTCTAACCACAGTTTCAATCTTTTCAATGTCTTTAGACCTATCTTTTACACTATTAGGTCTGGTAGGCTGACAATAAGTACACTCATGGATAAGCATATCTACAAAGGGCAAAGGCTCATAAGGGATTGTATAAGGCCGCTCAGTTTGGCCACCCACATCACCACTGAATCCTACTCTATACTCTTTATATCCTTGTGTCATAGACAAATATACTTGAGCAGAGTACAAGATATGGCCAGCGGGGTAGTATTCAAACCAAATGTTCTTTGTTAGATTAGTCTTTTGGTGGTAATCGACCTCAATACATCTACCTAATGCTGTTTCAATATCATCGGCGGTATAAAATGGGCTGTACCCCTTACCATGCTTATTGTTTAGCTTGATACAGTCAGATTGATGGATTTTTAGGCTGTCCTCCCATAGTAGTCTCAAAATTAGCTTAGACCCAAATGGTACAAAAACATGAGCTTGAGAACCTTTGGCGAATAAAGCTGGAACAAGGGCACTGTGGTCTGCATGGGGGTGACTGAGAATGACCCACTGGATTTCTTTTATACGCACAGACTTGAGAAAATCTTTATTGTTCTGATAGTCTGTGGCTATATCATGGCCCTGAGAAAGGCCACAATCTAACAGAATCCCATACTGTTGAAATCGCACAAGATGAGATGACCCAGCTACCGCAACAGAGGCATTAGATGAGAACTTAACATAAGGTTTAGCTGTGCCGCTTCCCATTCTCTACCTCCATCATCAACACCTTATACAACATACAATCATGATAATCGTAATCTGCTCTTGGCATCACATAATCACTGATTTCTTGCAATCTTTGGCATCTGGTAATCTTAGCTAAACATTGCTGTGCCACACCACACTGATAGCAAGGGCTTTCTTTTAGATACTTAATTCTTTCACTCATCTTCACAGCACCCATCTTCACACTCATTATTTGTTTGGAATCCAATAACTTGAGTATGCGTCTCTTCAGGCTCCTCGGTTGCGTACTTAGCGGCCTCATAATTCAGCTTAACCGACTTTAGACCAAACACATTACTTATCCATCCACTAATAGCGTCAAGCGCAGGAACACCCGCCACGAAAAAGGCGACTGCCCCAAGTGCAGCATATAGGTATGTTAGGTCATGTTCTTTTTCTCTCTTTTCTTTCATTAAAAATCCTCCAATTCGGTTGGTCTAATGTCGGCCAATACATTATTTTCATCGTCTGTAACAAAGTAATCATGGCGTTGGAATGTACCACGGTCAAAGTATGACCATAGCTTTAGGCGTTTATCGCCATAAATACCATAACGTGACTTGATGATAAACTCACAGATATTAGGCACAGGTTGACGGTTATCGCCTACCCCATTACGCTTTAGATAAGGCTCAATCTGTTTCATGTCTTTGCGTAGGTAAGATGTTGGGATGATAATAGAACCAAAGTCAATTTTATTCTTAGTCGATTTGCCACCAGCCAAGGCCGTTTCATCAACAAAGCTAAGGGTTTTCCATGTATCGTTTAGCTGTTGGCTTGTTAAGATACCTACATTCATATCTTCAGCCATTGTCTTTAACTCAGTGGCCAGATATAGCAACACTTGGTCTTGTCTACCGGCGTTACCCACAACTTCACGGTATTCTTGACTAATATCGCCCTGCTGTTCCATATAGTCAAACACACAATACCCAATACCCTCACACTCAACCATCTCTTTAATCTTGCGTTTTAAGGCTTTGGTGTTAAAGTTGGGCATAGACGTGATATGGAGATTGGATTGGGCGATAATCTCACCAGCCTTAACAATACGGGCTTCTTCGTCAGGTGTACATAGGCCATTCTTAATTGACCTGTACTCAACCCCGCTCACAGCCGACCAGAACATCGGCTCAACCTCTGTTTCAATGTCTTGCTCTGTGGCAATGAATAGAGTAGGCGATTGGTAATTATCATTAACAATAAAGTCCCCGACCTCATCTGACCATAGTTTTTTTGCCCCGACTTTGGCCAAATCAGCTACACCAAGACGGCTCTTGCCCGTACCAGACCCACCACCTCTTAACCCTAAATGCCCTCTACACCAACCGTTCCAAATGGTGCTTAGATAACCTGATTGAAACAAAGCGCCAAATGACGGTCGCTCCTTAAAACCAGCTAACCTTTCAGCTACATTCTCACCGGCCTTGATTTCATTCCTTACATACTTAACATCATACTTAGTTCTTAGCTTTGCCGACTTAAATTCAATGTCAGTAAGAATCTCGCCAATAGTCCACTTGTTTAACTTGGCCATTTGCTCTGTTTCATCGAGCATTTCATCATAGTAATCAGCAATGTTATACCCATCGGACTTTAATTCACGTAATAGGCTGAACTTACGCAAGGTGGTATAATATAGCTCAAAGCTCTCAGGCGAACATAGCTCTTTTACAGTAGGTACAAAGTCAAGAAAATTGCTGTCGTTTAGCGTTTCGTATTGGGCTGGGTAGTCTTTGACATAATTATCAATCTCAACTTCACTGACATTACCAGCCCCAGCTTCAGCCAACTTACAAGTAGCGATAAAGATGATACGGTGTACTGGCTCAGGGTCAAAGTCGGTTTTGGCCAAAGGATAAGATGGATTGAATAGAAGTTGGGTGTTGTTCATTAAGCAACCGAGCAAGAGTGAAGCCATGTTAGAATTATATAGCATTATTTACCCCTTACACAGATACAATTTTTCAACTTTGTTACTGCGACTGCTCTTATCAAGCGTACATCTTAACTCACCAGACCAAATACATTCAAACCCATCTTCAGGCATCCAGTATTCGCTTACAAGAACAATGTTGGTCTTAGACATTTCTTTGCACCAAGCGTAAAATTTGTCATAATCGAAATTGCCAGTTGTGTACTTAGTTGTGTCTCGGTAAGGTGGGTCACAATAGATAACCATGCCATCAGTGAATTGGTCAAGGTAGTTGCTACAATAAAACTCAATACCTTTTAAGTTTGGGGCTTGTTTCTTGAGATTTCTAATCGCTTCATTAGTAATGTTTCTTGGTGTCACACCATCGGCTTTGAATCCACGAGGATAACCACCAAACCATTTAGCACCAAAAGTACAAAACCCAACCAAACCAACATACCAATCAGGGTAATTATCGGGGTTGATGTTTACAGCCCTATATTCATCTTCGGTAATCGTGTTGGGCAAATCATCAACAGTCTGTTGGACGTGTCTAAGCAAAGCAATAAGATACTTGTGACAATCAGTACCGTACTTGTATGTGCATTTGATTTTATCAATCATGTTAGCACCACCAACAAACGGCTCCCAATAGCCATTACATTTATCACCCATGCCGTCAATATAAGACTGGATAATTGGGGCGATTTGTTTAGAGATGCGGTTTTTACTGCCTACATACTTTATAGGTCATCCCTCCTTTATCTTAATCATACCACCATCTCAATCAAAAGTCAAGTCATCTTTAATCTTTCTTTGGGGCCGATATTTCTTGACCTTAATAGGTAGAATTGTACCTATTTCATCTGCTTTTTCTTTGGCTTCGGCCAACTTATCCCTGAACATCTGTGTAGCGTCAATATATTTTGGAAACAACTGATACAATCCATACTCGCCATCAATCACTACTTGTTCATAGTCTTTACAATATTTAAGGATATAGTACACATCTTTATGTGTTAGGTCATATTCTTTCATAATGTTTTTGAGTTGAGCAGTTAGCAACTTCCAGTTGGCATTTTCGCCCCACATAGATTGAATCAAATCTGTGACTTTACGGCGGTCTTTCTTTTCTTGTTCTGTTAATTTAGAGGTGGCCATATGCCCTCCTATTGAAAAAGACGGCCAGCGTTGGCCAGCCGTCTTTGGTTTGGTTTATTCTTTTAAGGATAATTCGATACAATCTTTTGCAGAATATCCTTTTCTTACATATCGAGCTATCTTATCTGTATACAATCCTAAGTCTTTTTCCCACTGGGCAACAGTCTTGGTTGTGCCTTGATATGTTAAAAAATGTTTTCGTCCTACTTTTTTAATTCCTTCGCCCAACTGGTCTTTAGACATTGTTTTTCTTGTGGGCGTTGTTAAGGCTTTTTCAACCGACCATTGACATTTGTTTATCCGCTGTTTAAGCATACCGTAAGGTATACCAAATTCATCGGCCCATTGTGCCATTGTTTTAGTTTCTCCGTTATAAGTGAGCAAATGATTATGTGTAGTGTTATTCATTTGCTCTTTGCGAGTACGCCATCTGCAATTTTCTGGGCAATAGTCTTTATCATTTTTAATACGGTCAATTTCTAGCCCTTCTTGATAGCCGTTTTCTAACGCCCACTGTTTAAAAGAGGAGTAATCTTGTGACCATTCGTCACACATTTTTATGCCTTTACCACCATAATATTTGTAATCTTTACTGTTAGGGTTGTTACATCTTGCCTTAATATGGCACCAGCATAAATACAATTTTTCTCTTTTTCTCATAAAAATTTCCTCCAAAATTTTATTAGAGTAGGGAATATGTGGAGGCATATTCCCTTAAATGAGAGAGGAGCGACCTCATTCTCAACCTCTTTGGTATATTATACCATATTTTCAAGAAAAAGTCAAGAAAAATTTCTATTGTTTACAAATTGTTCACAGTTTAATCTTCAACTTCGTCCAGAGCATCCCGCAAATCATCAATAATCATAATAATCTGCTCAGTCTGTGCCTCATTGGTCTCACTAATCTTATTGCCCTCGCCAAGATACTTCTCAACAATTGCAATGGTCTTATCCTTGTTTACCTTGTACAGCTTCTTATACAAAGGCTTAACCTGTTCCATGGCTTCTTCGTAGGTTAGCTGCTTAACAGTAGATTCATCTTTGAATGTGCTATAATCAACGGCCTGAATACCACTTTCCTGAGATTCTTTTTCCACAGCTTCTTTTAGAGCCTCTTGTACTGCCTCAGCAGTAAACGGCGTAATCTCAGGAGCCATGTACTTAAACCGGCCACCAGCAAGGAACTGAGGGCAATTAGCAAAGTAGACACTGGACATCTGAGGATTACCATTCTCGTCAAAACCATTACTCTTTACATAACCAATCAAGTCAACAGCATCAATGATAAGGTCAATAGTACGCTTATCACCCTTGGGGTATAGTTGTACATATTCCTCGTTGGTCTTAGGGTCAATCATCTTGCGTTCTTCAGAATGAGAAATAAACACAATGCAGTACCCAGCGTTTAATAGCTTATTCCACTCGCCAAACCACTCGTTTTCATATTCCTTCCAAAGACCATAACCACTATTGCCATCGTTCAAACGAGCTACACCCTGCATACCGCACACATACTTCTCACACCACTTGATAGCTACATCAAGAGTATCTACGATAATAGTAGAGTACATAGCACGGGCTTTATCAAGCGTCTTAGGGTCAGTCAACTGCTTGTTGACCTTCTTGAAATCAGACCACTTTGTTAGAGGCGCATAAGCAAGACCAGCAATAGCGTTAATACCTTGCTCAAACCGCAGATAGTAAGGCTTGGGGAACCGCACAGCTTGTGCGGTTTTCCCCAACTTACGTTCATTGGAGTGTAGTAGGATTAGCTTGCCCTCGATGCCATTAGAAACGGTAGAAATAGAAGGAGAAAAAATATCAATACCAGAATTTGCCATCCCACATCACCTCAATTAGAACTCATCCTCAAGGCCAGCTTCATCATCACTCCAAGGATTCTCATCATCCTCAAAATCATCAAAGTCATTAGTAGCCTTTTTGCCCACACGCTTAGTCTTGTACTCGGCCTTTCTATCCTTTAGATTAATGGTAGAATTGCTCTTAGTGGTCTTGTTGCCACCATTCTTGGCAAACTCATCTTTCTTGACCTGATACATCTTAATGGCCTTCTTGACCACAGAGCTGTCCATCCATAGGGTCTTGACAGGAGTCTGTTTACCGTCCTCACCCTCAATGTAGAGTTCGTCAGGCTCGTCAACAATGTCCATACCAGCAAGCACAAACTCAGTGCGAGTAGATACATTAGAGGTGTCAATCTTACCAGCATGGCCAATACCATGCTTCTTAGCCACGCCACCAAAGGTGATAGTATCCACATCCAGAGTAGCGTCAATGGTACAACCAGCCTCAACAGCATCATTAACATCGTCCACAAGGTCAGCGGGCACGATAACAGTGACAGGGAACACCTCTCCCTTGCCATTGGCCATATACACGGTCATCACACCACGTCCTGTTTCCTCAGCCTCACCATCAACCATCTTGGTCTCAGGCACGTTCTTAGTCATGCAACCGCTCATGTTGACGGTGATACCGTATTCCATACCTTCCTTATAGGCAGTAGTGGATACCTTGTTCACACGGAACTGAGGAGCCTCCTTAACCTCCTTACCGTCACGGCTCATGAACATATTGTTCTCAAGACGGCCTTCAACCACAACAACAGAGGGAGCACCGCCACCACCATTGACTTCGGGGTTCAGTTCCAGCATATCAGTGGCCATCTTCCACTGACGAGATTCCTTACCATCCAGACCCTTGGACGCAAAGTAAATCATAAAGGTGACAATACCGCCATCAGTGCGGACACCAAACTTACCCTTGATGCACTCAGCCTTGACCTTCTCACCTGTTGGTTTGCCATCCGCATATAGCTTTACCTCACAGTCCTCACGCTTCAGGCCCAATTCATAGACCGTACCAACACAACGATAAAAATTCTTACTCTTGTTTAGAATATCCATTCTTCATACCTCTATAATTTTATTATAATTTTAACACAGAAAGGGCCTGTGTTATTAACCCATCAACTTATATTGCTTAGACAAACAAATTGAAAATATACCAGAAAACATAGTAACTTTATGTAGATTTCTTAGCTTCTCTGGCCTTCTTTAGTCGTTCTGCTGCCATTTGACGCTGTTCCTCTGTCATTGTACGCTTGGCATTGGTGTTATGGCCTGTTCGATAAGGCCACAGAGGACAGGATTTAGCGGTACATTCTTTAACCAATCGAGGTTGGTCACCCATACAATTAATACAGAACGCCTTAATTGCCGATAGCGGTGTATTAGCCATCTTCAACCTCCTTAATCCCCAACTTTTCCTGAGCCATCTTTACATCCTCTTTTAAGATTTCAATGGCTTCTTCAATCGTCTTACAATCCTTAATCTTATCCACGCATCTTAAAGAATGAGCATACCAGCCTGTTTGGACACCTTGTAGGCGAATCTTATCAAACGTGTCTGTAAGAACAGGCTGAATTAGTTCCTTCAGGTCTTTATTGCCTGTTTCTTCTGTGGCCGCATCAAGAAAAGCCTTGAGCTTGGGATTATTGTCAATCATCTGCTTTAGCTTCTCACGTTCAAGCCGTTCACGAGTTCTCTTATCCATCATTCACCTCTATCACAATGGGGGCAATAAGGTTCATATAAAGTCTCATAAGCATCGACCTCACTATGATATTCCTTTACTTGTTGATATTTGATTTTTGTGCCACACTTAGGGCATAGCCCATTATCATCAAACCATCGCTCAATTCTGTGTACATCCTCGACTCTGGCACTTGCGTTCATTAGGTATAACATACAGTCTACCATAACATCAGGTTCGTCACAAAAATGAGTTTCAATTGCCTCGATGACCTCACTCATCATCTTAGGATACATTATACCTTCTCCAATCCATCAACTTCGATTAAATAACAAGGCTTGGTCACACTTTCAAACGGTTCAATGTATGCCAATTTTTTATTATTATCGAGACTATGGGGCGCAATTACAAGAATTCTATAAAATTCATCCAAGAAAGGCCGACAACCATAAGCGTATCTTGCGATGTCACCAACACCATATAAGTTCTTAGTTAACCAAGAAATATAAGTAGGATAAACTTTGCTAATATCCTTAATCTTAACTTTATCACCAACCTCAATCTTGTTCTTGCTCAATTCCTTATTGAGTCTAGCCATGGCTAACGCCATACCCATACTTAGGCTAAACTCATCTTCTGGAGCGCATCTGGCCTCTGCTTCAACAAAAGGCTTGCCATTCCCTTGTTTGGGACGAGATACCTTCACTCTGTTGTTATAAACGCTAACAACATACGTTCCAGTCTGCCAATCCTTTGCCAAATTACTCATATTTTACCTCCTTAAAATTCCATCAATGCCGTAGCATTATTGATGTTATCCTGATTTGCCTTAATATATCTTGTAGTCACGGCCAAAGAGCTATGACGTAAGACCTTACTAATAGTAGCCACTGGAACTCCCTTGTCACTCATAATTGTTGCACAACCAGCTCGCAACCCATGGCAACTAAGCTCATCCCAATACTTTAAACCAGCTCTACGAGCCGCAGATTTGATGGTCTGAGATACGCTGTTGTCACTCAGTTGATGATTCTGGAAAGAAGCGAACAGATAGGGGCAATCATCATCACGCAAACGTAAATACCGTTCAATCGCCTGTTCAGTAGACTGGTTGATATAAACCTTGCCACCCTTATCACCCTTGGTAACGGGCAACTCAATCTCTCGGTTGCTCTCCATAGCTTTCTTGTACTGGTTGATGGTGATATTGGCCATCTCACAAAACCGAACACCAGTGGATAGCAAAAAGCTGAACATGGCCTTGTCACGAGGGGTACGAGCATAGGAGATAAGCTGTTTTGCATCTTCCTCGGTCATACGGGGCTTTTCCTTGTTCTTGATGTTACTTGGACGCTTGAGATTCTTACTGGGGTCAACCTCAACCACACCCGCATCAACTAAAAACTTGAAATAAGACCGAACAGCAGCAACCTTATTAGCTACCGTTGCACTGGCCTGATTAGCAATACCAGCCTTCCAATCAATCAGGTCAAGGTAGGTAATGTCCTGTTCAGGCTTGTTGATGGTCTTGAGCATCTGGTTAATATGGTTGGTGTAACCACGCATAGTATTCTCAGACATCTTCTCAGCCTTCATATAATTAACAAAACTCTCAATCATTTTATTGGCCTCCTTTGATTTGTCTTTATGATACCACAACGGCTCGAACTTGTCAAGAGTTTTTTCTAAACAAATTCGAGCCATGTGATATAAAGGAAGTATATTATGAAGTATAGGAGGTAAACCATGCCATGGGGAACATGGCTTTGGGATAGGGCTGATAGGCTCAACCCTTGAGAAGCCTCGTTCAATATAACCTCACCTTTATTCATCCAACCGTCTGGCAACAGGTAGTGAGTATGAGGATTATAGAAGGAGCCACCTTCTAAAGCAGAAAGGATTCAAAGGAAAACTCAAGCTCATGCGCTATTGTTTTCCATAATCAAACATGACCTACACGCTCTGGCCAAAAGCCCGTTCGCCCTACCTCACATCCTCATCCTCGGCCATGCTTGATTGTTTGGTGTGCCCCGCTATCCCACTTTCACGGGGATATGTGACCTCGTTCTCTTTCATCAACTGTGGGTCAGCCGATTTAGCCGTTGGGAGGTTTGAATTTGGAAAGAAGCCTCGCATCCCCCATCTTCTACAACCTTTATTGTCCCACTTCGTTATTTGTATTTCGCACGAGAACCCCAATAGGCGGTCTGGTAGGAGGTAGGTGATTCGAACACCTGTGACACGATTATAAGTCGTGCATACTTGACCACTATATGAACCTCCCATAAAGCGGTTTTTCAGGCTAACCGCAAACCTTTATCTTGATTAGATTCTATCACATGATTATGGAATTGTCACCCCTATTTTTAAAATTCTTAAAAAATTTTTGAACGTCTTAAATGGTTTTTTGACATGATAACATCTCTATTGACTTTATGGGACATATTTCGCTGCTCTCTAAAAGCATTAAGCCTATCTTGGTAAATAGAATATTCGGAACAATTACTGTGGCATCCAACACTTCTGGAAATACAATCCTTACATGGAGGTTTAATATTATTTGAGATATTCATGTTTGTTCTCCTTTGTAGATATATATAGACCATATCATATACAAATGATTTTGTCAATACTTAATCTACGATTTTGATATTAAATTTTTTCTCTGCTTCAAGACGTGTCATGACAGGTATATTGTCAGTATCTTTCATTTTTCGGCGCTCAGGATAGAAATTACAATTTTCTGTTATTCCTTCACAAGTACAAAATTCACGCTCTTTTGTGCCCCAGCACTCGCCATTGAATTTACCGGGCTTTTTTTCGATTACATGGTAACAATCACATTTCATTAAGATTCTCCCTTCAAATTCAAAAACCAATTTGCATTTACATCTTCATCAAGATAAAAGAATTTATGACCGCCTACTGTAACAGCATGGTTTAAGCTTTCATGCCAAGAGCTATAAACCCGCTTAGGTGCATAGAAATACAAAATTGAATTTTCAGATACAAATTCACCATCATCAAAAACACGGCTTACGGACTCACAGACCTCAGCCCAACAATCAGGATTTGAATTTTGTAGTTCATCATCCCAACCAGAATATTGATATTTTTTACGCACGTCAGATGCAGAGAGACCGTCTTTGGCCATAGCGTTGAGTAAACATTGAGCAACGGCCATTTTACCTTCTGTGGGTTCTCCTTTAGCTTCTCCTGCCACAATACACTCAATCACATATCTATCATCCTCAGTAATAGGATAAAACGGTTTATCATATTCTGTCATATATAAATCTAATTGATTTTGGTTTTTTGAATTAATGACTTCACTATTATTTCCAATTAATTTTTCTAAATCCTGTTTTTTAATTTCAGATTTGATTTCTATGGCTCGATAATCAACAATGAAAATCGCAGTTAAAATTTCAAATCCTAAAACCAAAATCAAAAATCTGTTTACAAATTTCCGACTCAAAACTAAATTCCCTTTCTACAAATGCAAAACCAAAAATCAAAATTGAAATTCAAAATTGAAATTCAAAAACGAAAGTCAAAAATAGGAATCGTTCTCATTAATCCAAAAATAAAATTCAATTTTCCAAACGGTTGGCTCTGCATTTTTATTTTGTAAGGCCATTATAGCACAGCCATTTGGCTTTGTCAATAGATATAAAAAATTTTCTTTTCATGCACACATCTACATAATCAGCAACATTTTCATACACATATGCAGATACAAACACAGCCACATTTGCATTGGTATAGTCACCTACATCTACACCCAGTTTAGCGATTCTACGTGTATGTGTTGATGAGTTGATAGGTTCATGCACCAGCTTTGTCCATGTGTCTATACAGCTATCGACCTTAACCTATCCACATATCCACAGAATTTTGCACATGGGTTTGTTTATATGTTGACTGAGCTATATGCGTCTATCCATTCACACTTATAACGTTAAATCCATCTACCTATCCATTTATCTAAACCCATTTATCCAACCCCTTAAATTTATCCATCCATCCATATACAGTCTATCCATACACCCAAACCCCCACATATCTATATATAAGCATATATATACATATATCTATATATCCATATATATACCATATCGCTGGGAAATTTAAAAAAACCGCTTAATCGTGTGCCCATTTACGGGGAATTTGAAAAAATTTTTGATTTAGTGATTTAATCAACTAAACCGTTGCACTTTAAATCGCTAAAGTGATAAAGAAAAAGGGGCCGAAGCCCCTTTACCGATTTTCAAGTACAAGCGTTTTTCCGTTGTCCTCTGTCAGAATAACCTCCATTTCATCAAGCGCCCGGACTTGCTGCCAGTTCATATAACGCAAGTCACTTTTTAAAATTGCCCGGTCATTGAATACCACTTTGCGCCAGTTGGGGAAATCTTTTACCTGCATTTTTTGTTCCTCCTGTTTTTGTTTTCCCGTTTGGGATTGTCTATATAATACCAGATGCAGCCCCATTTTGCAATAGTCAAACTATACGAAAACTTAAAAAATTTTTAGATGTTTTCACTATTGCAAAAGCAACAAAATAACGGCCTATTTTGGTAATGCCTTTATAACGCATTTTAAGGCCCTTTACAGCCCTTCCAGCGTTAGACGTGAAAACATACGGCAAACAATACAGAAGCGTTTACAGGGCCGTTTCTGATTGATTTTTACAGGTAATAGGCAAAAAGAAAAGAGGCCCGAAAGCCTCTAATCTTTATCCACATAAGCAACACTATAAAACGTACAGCCTCCGTGCTGTTCCCCTTGTTCGATTAACCAACATTCTAAATCATATTGCCGTTCACATTCTAAGTTATAATTACCTCCTTCATTATACAGAAAATTCTTTTCAACCCGTGTACCGTCTGCATATTCCCCTATAGCGTTCCACATGATTTAAGCCTCCTTTAATCGCAATGAGAATAATACACAATAAGCAATTCCAGCGCCCCCGAATCTAATTGAATGGGAGCGGCTTCGCTGCCTTTATAACTCAAGTGCGCCCCGTATCCACCATTTACAGGGTCTTTTTCATAAGCAAGCATTTCTTTTAACTGTTTGACTTTATAAGTGTCCATTGTTTTAGCCTCCTAAAAAATTTATGGAATGGGGCTTGATAGGCTCAAACCCCCGAGAAAGCCGGTTGTTTTATTTCGCAAAAAGGTTTTTAATTTCTTCCAAATCTTTTTCTGGTTTGTCAAGAACTTTTTCTCCGCCTTTTTCTTCCAACCAGATAGTTACATCAACGGCGCAGTCTTTTCGACCTCTGTCCATGTAGTCGATTTTACCAAAGTTAAAAGTCTTTTTCATAATATTACCTCCAAAAAATGTTTTGGTTCCTTTCGGTGATTGTATGATACCAAATCCCAAAAGCTTTTTCAATAGGCATTTTGCACAAGATTTGAAAAGTTTTTTGGTGAGTTTATTAGAATGGGATTATCTGGCCTTTCTGCCCTTCTACTTGTGCTTTAAATATACGAAACGCCGCTTTATACTTAGCGTTTATTTCTGGACTACTCCGCCGGAAATGGTATAGTTCTTCTAAATCATGAAACGCTTGCCACAATTCAGGGGTTAACATAATGGTTTCAATATCTTTACGTAAAAGCATTTTTCAAGCCTCCCCCGGCCATTTTTCGCCCTGTACCCAAGTCCACGGGATAAAAACATTATAGATATTCTCATGTCCGAAAAAATACGCCGGGATAGTTTCTTTCCCGTCAGGCATAACAACAGGCTTCGTGCTCCATTCTCCCCATGCCTTCAAGGCTTCGGCCTCTGTATTGTAAACGGCGTCAACAATAATTGAACGATAATATAAGAAAACAGTATGGTCATTTACAACTTGCGCTTTTCCATGCTTTTCTTCATCGTATGCCAAAACATAACGCTTATTTTCTGCGGGGTTATAATTGAGATAATATAACATTTTTCTTTCCTCCTTAAACCATCTGAAATAATGTTGACGTTCTGGAAGTAATAGCGTAAAATTTGCCGTTTTCATCACGGAACAAAGCCCCATTCATGCCATAAACGCCCGTACTGACGTTTAGCGTTGTAAAGCTATGGGCCTTTCTCAAAGCCTTACAAGCGTCAAAAGAAAGATATGTAATATCTTCGGCCGCGCCCAAAGCAACAAGATTTTTAATTTCTTTTTGTGTCATTCTTTTCATTTTTCTTTTCTCCTTATTATTTAATAAATTCAACGTTCATAGGTCTCATCTATATTCCCATCTTCCCAATAGGTATTAATACGCATCCAGTTATTTTTTTGCAATGTCTTTGTAACAATACGGTCAAAACAAATTGTAATAATAATACTTTCTCCGTCCTCGTTTTTCCCGGTGGCAAACAAACCTTTCGCCCCATATTTTTTAATTAATTTGTTGATAGTATCATAATCCGAGCTAAAGTTAAAACAAATATTTTCCATTTTTCTTTCCTCCTTATTTATCAAACCAAAACAAAAACTTACAAATGAAATAACTAACAGTAGTTGCGCCTACAATAATAAAAAATGTTGTCCAGTCCATATTAACCTCCGATATTCTTTTATTGTGGTTGCCTTGTGATTATTATTATATTCATATCGGCCTAGATTGCAATAGGCAAAATGACTAAAATATTAAAAGATTTTTGGTGGTATTGCCTATATCCTTATATACATATATAATATATAAACCAAACACAAAACGCATACAAATGTCCGCCACACAAAAACGCCTTTATAACGCAAGGTAAACGGTTACGTTTTGCTTTTATCCATGGGCGCTATAATTATATGGCAGACGCCTTAACTTGGATTTGTATATTTATCCGGTTATAATATTCATAGATTTAATTAACTTTTCGCCATTTATTCACTTGAAGAGTTCAGATATTCACTTTTGGCCCTGATATTGATATGAATATTCAATGAATATCCATGAATAAATGAATATAGGAATTTCGGCCTAATGTATGATTCAATATGATTTTCAAAACTATATTATATAGAGATTGAGATTATATGATATAGTTATAATGATTATAAAATATGATAATAATTATTGTTCTGGTGTGGGTGGTGATATAGTCTTTATAGTCTTTAATACTATATGATATGATAATAATTGATAGATTGTATGGTTGTATGAATGATATATGAATATGGTTTATAATATGATTGAATATGGTTTTGATAACTGTATTGTATGGTATTGATATAGTATATAATAGTTGTGGTGATTGTATGGCGTGATGTTGAATAAAGTGTGAAGGATATGAAGAATATAGTTGTTAGTGTGATGTGATGTGAAGATGGATAGTGTGTGATGTGGTTGTGGGAATGGGTGATGTTGTGTTGCAAACGCAACAGTTCCGCTTAATGCGTATGCCCTTCTGTAGCTGTTGCGACTTGACATCACGGGCACAACTTGAAGTTAGATTAAAACTAGAATGCGTTCTAGTATTGGTTCTATTTTTGTCTAACTACGCCAATAACTTTTGTTATCAGCGGGATATTATGTTAACCCACCGCCGGGGTGAGTTATGGATGACGCTTTAAAGCGTGAAAGCAAAACGCTTAGTAGTACCCACACAACACAACCGCCTATCCCCACTTTAACCCAAACAAACCCCAAAACTCTTCATCCTATCCCCACTTTTGTCTCATTACATCCATTTTCTTTTCTTCTATCCACCACTTTATATAATTATTAACAATCTGTTAACTTATATTTATATATATTGACAATAACGTTAGGATGTGATAATATGGTAAAGGTGAAGATGGTACCACTTTTGTAATCACTATATATATGTAATAGAAAATTTAGTACCATCTTTAATATTGATGAAATAAGGAGACGCAAAACGCAGAGCGTTATTGCTGGGCACAAGGATTTGGTACCAAGTACCATCTTAACAAAGGGGCGCTTATGGAAAAATTAAATTATTCAGAGTTATGCCGTCAATTAGGCGAAAAAGAAAGGTCAGGAGGCCGGAACAGAAAATTACATATTGAGAGTTTACAAGAACAATACAACATAGAAAAAGTTGGTTATGGTAAATATATTATTCATGGCCAATACACAGCAGAAGAAAAACAACTAATTCAAGCCGAAAAGAATTATAACAATTTCGTTCAAGCTGCTTTATTAAACTTGTTTGCTGAGGGCGATGTTATCCAAACCCATACATATACCAGTTTTCGCAAAGGGCTATATATGGTTAATACTAATTACTTTCTATATAAATATGGGAAAGAAAATATTGATATAAAATTACCAAAAGATTTCCCTGATTATCTCGCAGAAGAATTTGAGGATAGATGGTTTAATATCGTTGAGGCGCATGATAAATATGTTTTAAAGAGCAATCTTCTCAAGCTAAAAGAAAAGGGGCTTATAGAGTATAACGAAACATATTTATTATATAAAGCAGTTAAATATGAAAATGGCAAAGTTTATAGTAAAGGGCAAATTGCAACAACAGAAGAATGGGCTGAAATAGAACAGACAAAGCTTGAATTTATGAAAGACAATAACGCTCATTCAGTGCAAGAATTATACCAATTAAGCCCACAAAAAATTAAACAATATTATGCCATTATATTGGCCAAAGTAAAAAATCTTGGTTACGATAATTATGCCAAAGCATTTATTATCTCAAGGCCAAGTGGGTTAAAAAAGATGGTAGGATTCTTTGCTCCTAAGTTTAATAAAGCTCAGGTTGACCGATTGCTCAAGAGCCGTAGATTTAAGATGATACCGCCTGTTGTGCATGAACAAATGATAGAAAAGGCAATCAAATATGAACTTGATGTTTTCGCAACAGCAGAAGAACTAAAAAAAGAGGGCTGATTTCTCAGTCCTCTTAATCTTTATTCTGTTTTCATGCTTTTAATAATTTCAGCAATCTTATCAGCGCACTCGACAAAATCCTTTTCTTTCCAACCTTTTGTTGTCATGGCCGGTACACCAATCCGAACACCGCTTGTTTGGGCAGGGCTTCTGGTATCATTAGGAATCATATTCTTGTTTAGTGTAATACCGTGCTTGTCAAGTTCGTCCTGTACTTGTTTACCGCTTACGCCAATGTCGGTCAAATCAAGCAAAATTAAATGGTTGTCTGTGCCGTCAGTAACCAGCTTAAATCCCAACTTGATAAACTCATCTGCCATAGCCTTGGCGTTCTCGATAATCTGGTGGCCATATTCCTTGAACTCAGGCGTTAGGGCTTCCTCAGCCGTTACAGCCTTTCCAGCAATTTCATTCATAAGGCTACCGCCCTGATTGCAGGGGAACACAGCACTATCAATTTTCTTTGCATATTCAGGCTTGCAGAAGATAATGCCTCCACGATTACCTCTTAATGTCTTTTGTGTTGTAGTGGTAATAAAATCACCCACACCAAATGGGCTTTCATGGTCGCCACTAACAATAAGCCCAGCAATGTGTGCCATGTCCACAAACATATAGGGCGCATCAATACCAGCCTTCATTGCAGCCAAATCAATGATTGTTCGGATGGTATGATAGGGGATTGCTCTAGCATACGCAGATGCTCCAATAACCACCATCTTAGGCTTATATGCAATGACTTTGTTATAGATGTCGTCAATGTCAATTCGGCCATATTGATTTACGCCATAGAATACCATGTTGTACAGTTTACCACTAAAGTTTACAGGAGAACCATGGGTAAGATGTGCCCCATTGTTAAGACTCATACTTAACACAGTATCACCCGGCTCAAGCACACTGGCATAAACTTCCATATTCGCAGAGGAACCTGAGTGGGGCTGAACGTTTACATGATAATCAGTCTTAAATACTTTTTGCCACATATAGCGGCAATACAATTCAAGTTCATCAAAATTCTCACAGCCGCCATAATATCTGCCCATGTTACCGGTATGCACATAGTCAGGATATTTTTCTTGGAACTTTGCAATGCTCTCTTTGCTGGGGTAGCCCTCAGTATACTTGAGCATCATACAAGACCCCACAACTTGTTTAACTCTATTACTAACAAAATTCTCTGAGGCGATAAGCTCTACTGTGTTGTCTTGGCGTTTTTGCTCATTGTTAATGATTTCAAAGATTTTATCCATCCATTCTCTCCTTTGATTTATTTTGATGTGTATTCATTCCACAAATAATCAATAAACCTATCCCAGTTCAACTTTAACTGGCTGTAAATATCAATCTTGGTCTTTGCCCCTCTCTCAAACAAACCGCTAATCATAACCTCATATTCAGCCCTACACCAGAAATAATACATGGCCTCTTTGTCTATCATTTTCTCGAATTCATCTATGCGTAGGCGTTTGTTAAAGATGTTAATTACAGCTTTATTAAAGCTATAATGATTGAAAACATTAAACGGCTGAATTTTATTTGTGTTAAGTTCATCTCGCCAGACATTCCATTCAAGATTCATTGGCTTTATCCTTTCTCTCGCCGTAGCTGCAAAAATCATCATCGTGCATATTGCCGCACAGGATGTTAGGCTGACCCGGAGTGCCATCACGGTATTTACAGTCCTTACAGCGCACAACACGCACAGCGTCAATAGTTGGCATATTTCTAATCGAGTCAAGCACTTCTACTGCATCTGTGTTGTATGGCTCTGGACTTGCAATAGTCCATTTCTTTTCCAGTTCATCTGCATCAATCATCCTCATGGTCTACCTCCATCTTGGCCCCGCAGCTGGGGCAGTATTTTGCTTGTTCCCAAAACCAGCTAACAGGATATTTGCAGTTATGACAAATACCAATATTTTCTCCGTCATCTGTAATTTTGTACTCCCAGTGGCTATGCACCACCGGGGCAACATCAGCGACGGGTACATCCAAGATGGATTGTAAGTTTTTTGCACTACACCTGTCCTGCATTAGTTTCATAAGCACTGCTTCCCGCTTAATGTAGTCATCCATTGTCAGCCCTCCTGTTCCACGCCTTAGCAGCATCTTCTTTTGTGTGGCCTCGCTTTGCACCTGCACCGCATCTCTGACACTGTGAGAAGTATCGATAGTACAAATATTCATTATCATCCGCAAGTATCTCTACCCCCTTATATCCGCAGAACGGGCATGGTTTCAGTTTGTATTCAGCCATTTTACTTACCTCTCACAATAAAAATAATTTTAACCAGACCGGAATATCCGCAGTTACAATGCTTTTAATATAAAAAATGACAAACACAATACATCCAACAACAACTAAGCAATAAAAAATAAACGGCAACCAATCTTTCCACTTCATTATTAATCCTCCATCCATTCATATCCAAAACCATTCTCTGTTGTAAACCAAACTTCTTTAATCCCCATATCCTTAATCATCTTTTGACAAGCTGGGCATGGTCTTGCAAGAGCTTTAACCCCATTCTTATGTTCACGATAAACATAGAGCTTAACTTTACTAAAGTCAATGTCAAGGTATCTAATCTTGCTCAAACAAGCCATTTCAGCATGAACAGTATTATGAGCATCACTGGCCTCAACATCCCAACCACGCTCACGGTTAAACTCTTTCTGTCGGGGGTTTGTCTTTGTACTGTTGTGGCCTGTGGCCAGCAAACTGCCTTTATAAATTGCTACAGCACCTAAGTGATGCTGTTTAAAGTTAGACTGTTTACTGGCTTCTTTCGCCATTTTCAAGTATCTAATAATTTTTGTATTGTGAAACTGTGTCATAGTATCGCTCCTTTGAGGATATTATAACATGATTGGGGTTAATTGTCAAGTTTTTTATAATAATTTAATCTGGTTTTATATTCTTTATTAGTAGGAACAACAGTTCCTTTACATTTGGCACATGGAAAATTATCTTCACCTACTGTTAAATAGATACAATCATAACAAGTTTCAAGGTCATCATTTGTCCCAATAAACTTATTTTCTAAACTCTCATTACCCAACGCCCAAATAAATCGCAGGTAATTCATAGAATCTTGAACCTTCTCAAGAAAGTCATCACGGTTACTAAAATCGTCACGCTGAATCATATCTCTAAGGGCTGTGAGGTGCTTAGTTAAATATCCCCAACAGGCTTGAGCCGGTGTACCACCCATGATTTCTGCGCCAGACTTAAAGTTATGTAGAGCGTCATCAGAGCTGGAATAACGAGCGTTCTTTTCGGCCAAGGTCTCAGAGGCGTTGCCGTCAAGCTCCTCAAGCAATTTCTTAAAATTTTCGTGTGTCATGTTAATTCTCCTCATCCAGTTTAAAATATTTTGCGCTAATATAACGCCATTGATTATCAATGTAAACAAGAAAATGTGGGTAGCCTCTCTTGTCATCTCTAACGTTGCAAACTGTAACAAGCATTGGGGCATAGCCCGGGTCTGGATAAAAAATAGCCTTAAACATACTTGTTTTGTTCCTTTCGTTTTTCTGCATATCTTAGTAACTGAATTGCTTTTGACCTAATTCCAATTTCTTCAAAAGGTAGATTATAACCAGTGCTGTGGTTAAAACCTTTAAAAGCTTCAGCCCATCTAACCTTGTTAGCAATCTCTAGATATTGGGCTTGTAAGCCTTCAAGTTCTAAAGCCCATTTAGTCCATGTGTCATCTGTTACAAGATTTTCATTGTATGCGTAGTAAATACAACTATGTACGAGCAGTTGTAATCTACGGCGTTGGATTAGTTCAGCAATCTGAGTTTTGTTCATGATTATTCTCAACATCCTCAAAATGAACTTCTTGGTTAAATTTATTCTTTAGCACATTAATGGCCTCTTGGGGCGAGATATAAAAGAACTCTCTATCAGGGGCTACACGTTTGTCATCAAAATAATGGTGCATTTGTGTTTCAAGTTCAAAACAATTATCACTAAACACAAAGCCATGTGTTCTGAACGCATAGGGGAGAGAACTTGAACTAAGCTCTTTTACACGGATTGTGGGATTAAGACGACGAGTGCATCCAATTTTCGTCATTCTGGGTAAACTGGGCGAACTAATCACATATACCCAACCAGCATTATTATGCTCACGGCGATATTTTAGATTATCCATACGCTTGTCAATATCGTTCATTTGAGCTTTGATTAATTCACGTTCTTCGTCTGTTAGAGCTTTAGCAAAGGCAATATCCATAGATTTGCGTTCTTTTTCAAGTTGCTCTTGTTCTTTGGCGATTTCTTCTAATAGTTTTTCTTGTTCTCGCATCCGCTTACGTTCTTCACGAAGTTGAACTTTTTCTTTGGCTTTTTTAATCTTTAACTCAAGTGTGTATTGCAGGATTTCAAGGCGAAGATTAAGATAACATGGGTTTAGACTAATGCCTAACATCTCGCCTTGTTTATTATACTTGTCGAAAGACTTTTTAATTAAATCACAGGTGCGATAATAGTTTCCATCTGTGATAGATTTTGTTTTGGTTTGGACATAAATATTGAATCCAATAAGCAAATTCTTACCAAACGCCTCTTGAAACTTTTTGCCTTTAGCCTCAGACCCATCAATACGATAAATCCTGTTGTATTGGATGATAGTGCCTTTGCCAGCCATTTCTGCCATTTTGTTTTCAGCCAAATAAATATTGCCTTCAAGAATATCGTCTGGTGTGGTGGGGACATAACGTTCATAGCCAACTTCTTCAAGAGTATTAAACCCAGCAGTAACGAACTGGAAAGACTGGTTCTCTTGTTTAAGTTTGGCGTTTTGAACGGTTAGCTCATCAATACTGTTTTTGAGGGCGAATTGTTTTTGTTTAAGTTCTTCAAGTTTCTTTTCTTCCTCGGCTCTTTCTGCTTTTAGGCGCTTCAGAAAATTCATCATCCATATCTTCCTTCCACACGATATTGTCAAAATCTCTCGGATTGTCTGATTTGGCTTCAACGGCTTTGGTTGTCTCGTTGTAAAGCTCAAAACGAGGAGATTTACCAAGTCCAAGGTCATTAATTACATAGGGCGTTCCATTAAACCGGACAACAAGGTTTAGTTGTTTTGTTCTTGCCATATTTTCACCTCTCAAGGTAAGTATAGCACAAGGGACATAAAATGTCAAGTAAATTTTCTTTTTACTTGAATTTTTCTTTTAATATATTATCCTGCTTACGCAGTCTAATATATTAAAATCAAAATTCTATATATACTTGACAATATAGAGTATATATGTTAGAGTATATGTGAATACTCTTATATGTGAATACATAGATTAATTTAATTATATA